CAGGAGCTTGTCGAACGCGCCCGGCGCCCCCTTCTGGTGGATCATGCCCTGATAGAATTCGAACTGTTCGACTTCCGAAAGCACGAGGCTCGACAGATAGTCACGGCTGTCGTAGCCGATGACGTGACGCGCGTGGTCGCGCAGCGTCGCGTTGTCCGCCTTCTCGATATCAAACATGGTCAGCAGATCGACAGCCGCCTTGTCGAAGTTCGAGGCGATATCGTTGTCCAGCAGAATGTAGCCGGGGATGTCCAAACGTCCGGCCCAATCGGTGGACCGGCGTGCGCTCAAACGCAGGCGCGGTTGACGCAGATTGAACAGCGGCGAGTAGATGATGTCGTTGAAGATCGTCGTGTTGCTGAAGACCAGAACGTGTTCGATTTCACCAATGTTCACGCGGGCTCCGAACACGTCGGAGTTCTTCGATAGCAGCATCGCTTCGCCGTCGATTCGGTTCACCACCACGTCTTCGCGACGGATCGGCATACCGGCGCGGTCGGTCATTCCGTAGACGCCGTTGATCGGGCTCAGCACGTCGAGAATGGTGCCGTGATCGGTGCTGAATTTCACACCAGTGGAACCCGGCGACAGGGCGATGAAGTTACCCGGCTGCCAGTTGACTTGCGCCCATGCGAGGAATTCCTTCGTCGCCAGAGACCAGTCGAGCGGCTCTTGCGTATCCGGGTTGATCTGGTCGAACACCCAGCCATGCGACACGAGATAGCGTTCGTAGCCGAGCAGGAAATCCGCGACCTGTTGGAAGGTCGTGAACACGGTGCCGTAAGGGATTGCAACGACAGTCGGCTCGCCACGACCGTAGGTCACGACGCGCGGAGCTTGGGTCGGAACGTTCGAAAAAACTTCCCAGTATTGCTGGTCGAAAGTCGAACTGCTCGTGTGACCCTTGATGCACTTGTAGGTGGTCGAGCCGATGATGACGTTGATGCCAACCGGGTAGTAAGTGTTCGGACGCCATGCGTTGACGACCGGCTCCGGTGTGGTGGCCAGAGAGATGACGCCCTTCGGGCCATTTTGCAGGCCGGGGATCATGTAGAAGGTCGGCGTGCGAGTGTCGTAGCCGATCACGCGCCAGCCCATGCCGGTCCATTCGATCACGACGCCGCTGTAGATTTCTTCGCGGGTGGACGGAGAACGATAGAGGCGGATGCCAACATCTTCGGCCGGGACCAAACCAAAATTGTCGGCCAAAACGCGCAGGTTGTCGGACGTGGTGAAGCCCGCCATCTTGTGCGCCAAGTGAACGGCCAAGCCGCGAATGGACTCACCAAAATTGGAGGGCGCTTGGCCGCGTCCAACCATGTAGTCGCTGACCCATTGCTGGACGCCTTGCGCAACGACCTTGGAGCCGTCGGCATTGAGTTCGCCATGCACATAGATCGTGCTGTCCAGCGGGCGGTTGCCCGTCGGTTTGAAAATCCACTGACCGGTGTCGTCCTGCACGAGATTGGTGGTGTCCCACCCTTGTTCGACGAAGCGAGCAGGCTTGATGAGGAAGCTGACTTGAGCTTGCGCGAACGAATAGGATTGCGACAAACGCCACAGGCTTTCGACCGGACCAACGTCGCCCTGCTTCCACGGCGCCGTGGCCTGCTGATAGGTCGGGTCGCTAGGGATGATGGTGCACTGAATCGGGTTCAGCAGGTTGCCTTCGTCGTCCACGGGGATGACGAGATCGAGGTCGGGGCGCGCATAGCGCACGTCGGTGCCAGCACGCACACCCTCGCGGATCACGCCTTCACGGAGATCGTCCCACAGCTTCGTGTTGCCGCGCGTATACGGGGCCGGGCCATACTCGGCTTGCCACCAATCGGGCTTGTCGCAGAAGCCAAGCATTTCCCACGGCGCAAGGTGCGGCCGGTCGGTGTCGAACCACAACAGGTAGATGCCGCGCCAGTTGCCGGGGACCGGATTGCCTTCGCGGTCTAGCGACGAACTGAAGTTCCATGTGAACGGATTGGACGGATCGTAGCCATTGTTCGCGCGGTAATCGAGGCCGTTGATTTGCGACCAACGTTGGAAGAACGGAGCGAGCATCGCGTCGATTTCATCGCGCGAATAATTCAGGCCGTCGTCGTCAACGAACTTGCTGCGAAGGTAGTGCTGAAGGTCGAACAGTGGGCGGACTTCGGTTTTGAACTGCGCCGGAATGTTGTCGTAGATGCGCTGTTCGAGCGCCAACATGATCGGGTCACGCATGTCGCCGAACGCCGGAACCGCAGTGCCGTCGTGGCCGCGCACGAACGTGATCGGCGTGCTGTAGGTGTCGTCGGTGTAGATGAGCGGCTTGCTCACGCACGCCAGACCGAACGCGGATGGTGTGGACGGAATGAAATACTGGCCGCCAGCCATGGTGCTGCCCGAGAACGGGAAATCGCTGGTCTTGTTCAGGCGCAGTTGATTCAGGATCGCCTCAACCCACGCCTCCGGCGGATCGGTGTCGTGCAGCGTCCCGGTCGCGCGGAAGTCCAAGATCGTCTGCACGAACTTGTTGCGGAAGCGGGAGTATTCTTGCTCAGCGTAGCGCAGCGAGGCGGGTAGATCGTAGTTGCCGTTTGCCGACATGAGCATGGTCTTCAGTAGCGGAGAACGGTGCTGAAGAATCTTGTTGCCGTTGCCCAGAACCTTGGCCGTGTCGCGCCAATTGTTGACACTGTAAGGGTGGCCTTCGAAGCCAACCTGTTGCGTCATGATCTCGCTGAAATGGTCGAACCATTCGTTGCGGCTGATCTCGGTGACTTCGAGGTTGCCGGGGTTCGCTTGCAGGTTCAGCGGAATTTCATAGACGCCATTGACCAGCGCTTGCGTGCTGGCGTTGGCGACCGGGAACCAGTTGTTGGAGAACGCCCCCGTGGTCTCATTCAGGATGTGGTGATAGTAGTAGCCGCCGACTTCCCCCGCCGCGTAGGTCACGCGGTTGACCACAGAATCGATCACGAAAATCGGCTGGGCATACGAGTTGACAACGATGGGGAAACCAAGCACCGCATCGGCCGTTCCGGTGCCGACCTTGTAGCTGAACAGCTTGCTGCCTTGGAAGTCCGTCTCGGGGTAGACATTGGCGTCGTTGAGCGCGTTCTCCGACGAATCGTAGAGCATGAACAACGGAGCATTTTCTCCGGTCTGAGCGATCTGCCACGAGATACCGTCGAACCAATATTCGACGGGATCGGTGAACACGCTGTCGGTCGGATGACCCACGCGCACGATGTCGCCGCGCTCCGGCTGACCTTCGAGCACGAGTTCGATCACGTCGGCAGTGGCGCCGCTCGGAAGCGGAGTGTCCGGGTTGGAAACGACACGATAGATGAGGTTGTTCAGGGCCGGTTCGTTGGACACAGCTTGGCGCACGAACAGGCGGTCGTTCGGTTGCAGAACGTAGCCGTCGTCCACGACCACGGAGCCCACAATCGAGCCGTCACTCATATGTGCGAAGAACTGGCCGTTGACATGCGAGAGGTAAACCTTGCCGGTATCCCACACGCCGCTGTCGAACCCGTTCAGGTCCCAGTTGTCAACGACATCGACCGTCGTGTTCGAGAGCACGCCTTGCACGTCTTCCAGACGACGGGTGCCATAGTTGAACAGTTCGATGTTCGGGAGGAACTCGATGATCGGGCGCTTGGCGCGGCGATCCGCAAAGTCGTTGCCCGTCCAATCCAGAGAAGATTGGTGGACCCACAGGTTGCGGCGCGTCCACGGGCTATCATCTTTCGACCGGCGGTCGATGACGATGTAGCGCGGCTCGGAGCCGCCGACGTTCATCGAATAATCCGGGGTCATGTTGATGGACTGACCGACGCCGTCGATGATGAAGGTGCGGGCAGTTTCGACCGTCGTGCCGACACCGTCGATCAGGCGCACACGCTGGCCAGAAGTAGCGTTCGCGGCGTTGACAGCCGGAGCCCAGTTCAGGATGTCGAGCAGGAAGCGCGCCGACGCAGTGTGATCCGCGATGCAGACCCACATGCGATCAACGTCATCTTCCCCGCGCGCCCACGTCAGTTCGCCGACTTTGTATTCGCGCGACAGGACGACGTAGTCATTCGTGTCGTTCAGACCAGCGTAGGTTGATTGCCACGTTAGGAACGGGGCGTAGGCGAGCGTCGAGAGGCCATCCACCACAGCCGTAATGTCGCCGTAGCGGATCGTTTCGATGTAGTCGCCAACCGACAATCCCGAGGTCGAGATAATGCAGTCGCCCAGAGTGTTGAGGTTGAAGGGCGTCTGCTTGCCGTTCACCAGAACGACGGGAACTTCACCATGGCCTTCGAACACGGCGTCGGCCGGGGGTAGAGCATAGGCGGTGGTGGCGGCGTTGCCGTCATAGACATAGAGCGCGCGGCGCGCGCGCATGTCGATTTTGGACGCGGTGTTTTCCTCGTCGGTGAGCGCACCCATCCAGACGTATTGGACGAAGTTGTTCAGCTTATCGAGATCGACCGGCGGCGCCCACGAGTAGTAGTCGCCCTCAAACAGACGGCTGTGATTGTTCACGGCCGCGCCTTGGGATTGCAGATAGTTGATGAGGTCGTCGTAGCACAGCGTGTCGGTAACGACGCCACCAGAATTGGCGCTAATCATGGCCGGTTCAAGCTGATAGGCAGCGCGGTCGGCCGTCGGCTCCGCGAGGTAGAAATCTTTGTCCGGGTTATAGTAAACCGGCTTCTGCCCGATGTATCCGCTGATCGCTTCCGACTCACCCGGCTGGAACAGTTCATCAACGGTCGCGGCAAAGAAGTTCTTCAACGTATCCGATTGAAGGACCGCAGGAAGTTGATTAACTAGACGACGCTTTGGAGTTTTGGCCATACTGTATTTACGCCCCGATAAAGGTCGTATATTTAGCTTGGCGCAAAATCGCGATGGCGCGGCAACCAACCCCCGATACGCATGAGGCTACGTGTTGATTTACGTTCTTGAACCCGAAGAAATGAACGTTTTTGAAAAAATCATTGACGCAGAACACCAAGCTGTTTCGCCACTTCGTGATTTTTTCAAAAATCGTTACACGCCGATCACTCTCCGCGAAATGACGGAAGCAGGCAGGGCGTTTGATGAGATTTTGAAAGGACTGGTAGAGCGGCGACTCGTATCGGTCAGTTCACCGGCTCGTCCGCGCTACGTGTGGTCAAACGATGATTTCAAATATCGAGTTCCTACCAGCCAATATGACACGGCCATACAGTGGGTGAAAGACAACTGCAAAAATTCGGTGGGGAGAATCGTTGTCTCAGAAAGACGGCCAATGGTGTTTTTGTTTGAAGATAGGCATATCGCAAGCATAGCCAAACTTTTTTTGACTTGAAAGCAGCTTGACAACTGTCATTTCCATGAGAGGATGAACTTCTACGGAAACTACGGAAAGGAACGAGAAATGCTGACCACCCAAGACTGCGCCTACGACAAGGACACGGGTCATCTCTACCTTTCCAGCGAACACACCGCCGGGGGCTTTCCTCGTGAGATCGTGATCGAGAGCACGCACACCGGCCGCAAGGTCACCTTCGTGCCGATTTCGTTCGATCACCCCCGCTACGACGAAGATGGTTGGGATGGCGAGATGGCGATCTACGAGCCGCGCGATGCGAAGGCCGTGAACGCCCGTCTGCTCATCATCAGCCACGAGACCTAAAAACGGAGGTGGCAATGAGCACATCTATCGTCACTGCACTGCTCATCCTCACGAGCAGCGGCCAGAGCCAGAAAATCGAGTTCATCGACGCGAAGTCGTGTGCGGCGGTGGTCTGCGACCATCAGGCCGCGTGTGAGACGCTCGCCAAGAACAATGACTTCTTCCCGAGGGGCGTGGTCGAGGCGAAGTGCGTCACGCAGGTTTCGGCGGACGAGAACGATGCGCCGAAGTTTTTCACCGGCCCGTCGCCGTGGCATCACGCGGCGACTGCGCGGAAGCGCCGCCATCGTTGATATTCACTGCGCAGCAAATATAGCCGTTAGAGCGAATATCAACGGCAGATATTGATGTCGAAAACGTCGTCGAACAGCCTCCGCGTCAGCGGGAAGAATGTCTGTGTCAGACGTGTCCACACCAGTAGGGCGAGGCAGTAGAAAGCCAGCAAGACCACGATGCAGACGAATGCGACGCACGTCATCGCGACGAGCATGGTCATGGTCGAGACGAAGTCAGAGAACCGATCCAAAAGCGACAAAGCTTGGCGGTCACTGTAGGCCATTACCGGATGCGGAGGTTTGTCGCAGTGTTGGACTGGATGATGGTCACGTCGGAGACCTGAGCCGTCGAAATGAAGATTTCATCGGATCGTGCGCGCACTTCGAAGCCGTCGCCGAAGTTGGCGTCGCCCACGGTAGGCACGAGCACAATCGAGGCGATGATGTTCGCAAGCTGCTGGTGAATGTAGGCGGCGAGTTCCGTGAAATAGAACGTCTCCCCGAAGTCCCACATGTTGACCGAGAAATAGTTGTTGATCGCGCGGATCACTTGGCTGCTGATCTCGCCATCGCTGAGCGTCGAGTTCGCGACCTTGACCACCTTGAACTTGGCCTTCAGTTGGTCGTCGGCGCCGTTGCCGAACAGGAACTTGTATTTCGCCGGGCGCCAGACGATCTGGTCGGAGAACATGCGGAACTCTTCGAACTGCTCGAACGCGAGGCGTAGGTCGAGTTCGGTCGGAGGAACCGGTAGGTCAGCCGGGTCCGCGCCCGCCTTGATCCATAGGCGCGTCAGGTAGTCGTATTCCGATGTCAGCACGAACAGGTCGTGCACGTTGGTTCGCGCCGGGTCGATCCGATGATCGTTGGAGGCGAAGTGCTTCCATTGGAACAGGATCGGCGGATGCGCCGGGGGCTTTGTCGTTTCCACGCCGTTGGCGGGCGACGTGCCCTGCTGCTTCAGCCGATAGAAGCGACCATTGCTCGTGACGATGGTGCCGACCGGCTCATACTGCGAATTTGGGTTCCAAGCATCGACCATGACGGACCTTTACGTAGTGATTTTGATCGCGAACGGCTGGTCGGTGTAGACGACGGAATTCGCCGAACCGTAAGACGCGCGGAGCGTGAAGTTGATGACCGTATTGTTCGCAACGCCTTGCACGTTGGGCGAATACAGTTCTGCTGTGCGGATCGTCGTCGGCGGCGACGAAGGGACGGTGACCAAGTCGGGACCGAAGTTCAGGCCGTTGGCGAAGTAGACGTTGGCGTTCGCCAGCGGGCCTTGGCCTGCCACGATAGTCAGGTAAATGTTGTTGGCCGAGCCGTCCGAAGTCGGGAAGAAACCGTGCGGACCCAGCGAGGTGCCGAGACGCGGGTTGTAACCGATTGTGGCGACGCCGTTCGAAACCTGTGCGTTCCAGACCGGCGGGGAGTGCGAGGTCAGATCGAGGCTGAACTTACGATCCGTGTAGGTGTAGCCGTTGTTGGCGCGCAGCGTGAAGACGTAGGTTTCCGAAATCTGCGTCGCGTTGGATACGAGCGGCATCGTGCCCTTGAGCACGCCGTCGGCCGTGAGGAAAATGCCCGCCGGGAAGCTACCAGACGATTTGGTGTAGGTGAGCAAACGGTTGTCCGGGTCGATGGCAGTGAACTGCATCGAGATGACAGTGTCGGGCAGGAATGCGCCGATGCTGCCGAAATCGGTTTGCCATTCGGGAGCCGGGACGGCCGCAGATGCACGGATCGAGAAGCTACGGGGCGCCGAGATCACGCCGTTGGTTGCCTGAACGCCGAACGACCAAGTCTGATCGCCACCGTCCGCCAGAGGCAGCAGGCCGGAGAAGACGCCGGTGGTTGCATCGAGCACCACACCGTTCGCATCTGTGCCGCCCGGCAGCAGTTGCGAGTTGGCGAGATAAGTGATGGGCAAGCCCTGCGGATCGGTCGCCAGCAAGGTGCCGAAGACCTGTGTGCCTTCGGTCACGTCGAGAAGCGATCCAGCCGGGGTGATCCAAGTTGGCGCCAAAATTTCCTCCCACCAGTCTTGCCAGTCGGGGCTATCGCCGTTCGGGTTGCCGGGCTCTTGCGGATTCGGTGCACCGGTCCACGTCGCAGCGATGTTCGGGCCGCGCCCGATGCCATAGGTGAAAGCTCCGGCGCGCTGGACGACCCAGCCGTTTTCGGCGTTGGTGTCGCTGGTCTTGATCCAGAATGTGTTCTCGCGGGTGGTGACCGAGTTCGCGCTAATTTGGAAAGCGACCGAACCGTCAGGATACGCATCACCACCGAGGTCGCGACGTAGCTGCTCGGTTTCGAAAACGTTCACGACACCGATCAACGGCTGATAGCCGAGGTCGGTGTTCTGCCAGAATAGATAGCGGCCTTGGTTGTGCGGGTCCGAGACGGATTCGAACGTCGTCGGATCATCCGGGTAGCCATTGAGGTTGTAGTCGGCGAACGACACCGTGACACGCTTCGGATCGGCCGATCCGTTGCGGTTGATGTAGATGCGCTTGACGGCGAGATCGTAATTTTTCGGCAGAGGTTCTCCACCGTGCGAGGCGAACGATTCGTTCGTCTTCATCACGCGGACATAGTCCATCGTGTCGGCGCCGGTCTCGGCATCGACCGTGCGACGGCCATCGTTATACCACTGGACCTTCTTCAGGCTCTCGAAGACATAGCGCAGACCGTTGGCCACAATCGACCAAATGCCGCCCGCGCCATAATCCACAGTCATCACTTTGAAGGAGGTCGCGTTGGGGACGAAGTCGGTGGACACCGGTGGATCAGTGACGATCCACGACGACAGACCCGAGTTCGGGTCCACAGCATAATCGAACCACAACACGAACGACTGGTTGTCGGTCAGGTAGGTTTCGATCAGCGTCGTTGTGGTGGAATCCAGACCCGAGTTGAAGCGGGGAATCAGACGGGTGATGGTCGATTTGTCGGGAATGCTCAGCGACAGCGTGACCGGACCAGCCGTTCCGGCCGGAGGCGGCTCGGTGCCGTCGCCCGACATGTTGGCGATAGTCGCCCACACGCGCGAACCGTTGGATTCGAACTCAACGATGGCGCCTTCGACGAGGTAGGTGCTGGCGTTGGAGAAATAGCCGGTGCTGCTGAAGCTCACGTCCGCGTCGGCGCGGTTCCAGATGATCCCGGCGGGTGAATTCACGTCCGCCAAAATTTCGTCCGACTGATGCAGCAGATAGTCTTGCGCGTAATTCACCACCTCTTGGCGGTTGAGGGTCGGCTGAATGTAGATGGAGACGATTTCCCCAGCAGACTGGGCGAGCGACACCGGCACTTCGGTGTAAATGTTGTAGGGCTCGCGGAAGAAGATGCCGTCGTCGGCGAACACGTCCACGTCCTGATAGGTGCCGGTCGGATCGTTCAGGTCGATGAAGCGCGAGTGGCCGGAATAGACGCGGTTGATCGCCTTCAGTTTCACAGCCAAGTTGGATTGCAGCGGGAAGGTGTTGTAGTCCTCACCCGAGACCATGCGGTTCTGCGTCGCGTAGACCGACGGGGCACGGGCCTTGACCTGATCGTCGGTTTCGCGCGGAACCGAGTTCGACACTGCGACTTGCAGCGAGAACGTGAGGGTCAGGTTCTTCTTCACGCCCCGACGGTTGTAGTAGGGCAGCACCAGCTTGAGGCGGCTCATGTCCGTCGGGCGGATTTGATATTGGAGGCCGTTCGACGTGCGATAGAAGACGCGGATGTTGCCCGTCGGGACGTTGCCGAAGCGGCCGTCGGAGAAGCGGACGCTGACCGCGTCGTCGGTGCGCGTCAGCACCGAGAAAATGTCACGGATCACCGGGTCGTAGTTGTTGTAGGTGATGTTCTCGTTGAAGATCGCGGGGACCTTCGACCACGACTTGATGACCGACCCGCTGTCGGTGACCGTCTGAACCCACACGTCGGTGTCGTTGACGTTCGTGGTGTCGATGTCGAGGACGTTGTTTTCAACCGGCGTCGGCAGGTTGAAGAGAGCGCGCTGAAGCGTGCCCTGCTTGAACATCATGAAGAAGCCGGTGGCGGACGAGGCGTTGCCGTTCCCGTCATTCCGGTAGAACAGGTTGAAGGCGTTGGCGTAGTCGGGCTCGCGCTCGAAGAAGCCGCCACCGTCGTCGAAGTCGGCGTTGACGATTTCGAAATCCATCGCGGTGCCGCTGGCCTTGGCCGAGAAGCCCATGTTGGCTTCCGACATTTGGTTGTTCACGCGATAGAGTTGCGTGGCGACGGAGCCAACTTGGCCGTCCTTCAGAGGCACACCGAATTGGTTGGTCGAGATGAACGCGCTGTTGAGGACGAGGACGAAGCGCTCGAACCAATCGGGATCATCCGGGTTGTCCCACTGGATGGTCGTGCTGTTCAGGTTGGTGCCGAAGCCGTCTTGCACGTCGTCGTCGGTCATCACTTCGACCAGCTTGACGAGGCCCTGTGCGCACTGGTTGCGGCGCGGGTTGTAGGAGATGAAGCGGGCTAGACGCAGGATGCTTTCGCGGGCTTCGGCCGTTTCGAGGAAGCTTTCGCGGGCGTTCAGGTCGGTCTTGAACGCGAGGGTGCCTGCCAGCCACGACAACAGGTCGATGATGGCGACGAATTCCGACGACTCGATCCAGTCGTTGAAGTTTTCGGGATAGTTCTGTTGGATATACGCACGCAGCGCGCGGTTGATCGACGGCGGATCGCTCGCGTTGAAGTTCACATCGGTGAACGCCCGGTAGAGAACCTGCCAGTCTTGACCGGCAAATAGCTCAGATTGGCGAATGGACTGCGACATTTATATCCTCTTACTGGAAGCCGAGTTCGGCATCTTGGCGGGCATCGAAATCAACGAAGAAAGTCTCGACTACCGAGAAGGGGTCATAGCTGAGGGTCATTTCGACCCGCAGACCCGCGCCCAGCTTGAAGACCTGAACATTGGTGACGCTCACTCGACTATCAGACTCACAAATTCGGATGGCCTCCGTGACGATCAGGTCACGAATGCCGTTGTTCAGGGGCTCCATCATGTAGTCCCAGATTTTGCATCCGTAGTCTGGACGCATGACTCTTTCACCCACCCGAGTATTGAAATGGTTCATCAAGTCGATCTTGATGAGTTCAATATCGTAGTAGGTCCAGTTTTTCGTCAGAGACCCAGCACTTGTGCTGAAACCCTTGAATATATTTTGACTATCACCGGTGGCCATGCGAAACCTTACTGTAGATGTAGTTATTTATTTGAGCAATAACTCCTGCTTTATTGAGATCGCCATGAAAACGCAGTCCTACGTAGTGACTATTCAGAAAAAGGACGGCAGCACCGGCTTTCTGCGGAAGATGGCGGTTTCCACTAAGCGCACGTTGGCGAACACCGGTATCACGTCGGACCCGGCGTCTGCTCGACAGTTTGAATTGGATGTTGATAAAGCGGTGGTCATCGAGTGGATGGACCGTGAACGAGAGCATCTTGCTCGGTTCGCCGATGTTGACACGATGAAAATTGCGGTGTTTGAGTGGACCGTTCTTCCGATTTCTGAGGATGACATTGAGTGGCGCACGAGTCTTCAGCGCAGCGGAGTGAATAAGCTCTCGCGGTTGGAGATCGAGGCTCTTAGCCTTGAGAAATACGAGATTGAACGTAGGCTCAGCAAATAGGAGGCGTCGGTGGACGACTTCTCAGAGATCGACAAGCATATCTATTTCGAAGAGCGAAACGGCTACACCTATTACATCGTGTCCATGCCGGACGGGACCACGCAAGGTGTGTGGGACCTTGCGATTGCGCGCGCTATCGTGATGACGAAGTGCCTTACGACAGACGACTCTTGATCTCGTTGAGTTCGGCGCGGAGTTCCTTCACCGCTTCGATCAGAACCGCCGTCAGGTTGCCATAGGCGACGCCCAGCAAACCATTCGGTTGCTCGTGCACGACTTGCGGCACGACTTCTTGCATCTCTTGAGCGATGACACCGACTTGTTCCGGGTTGCCCGGTAGGTCAGCGCGGTTGAACACGACACCTCGCATCGCATCGACCTTGTCCAAGGCGTTTTCGATGGTCTGGATGTTATATTTCAGGCTCACGTCCGAGAAGGCGACCATGTCGCCGCTGACAGTCAGGTTGCCGGACTGGTCGAGCGTAAGGCGCTGCGAGGATGCATCACCGACGTAGAGGTTGCTGCTCCCGGTCGGATTCAGATAGATGTGGCCGGTCGATTCGATAGCCGTCGTGCGGAGGTTCGATTTCACGAGGAAATTCGTCGAACCGTAGGAGCCAGACGTTTGGTAGACTAGCTCGGTGTCCGAACCGCCGATGAACAGGATATTGCTGTTCGTGATGTCGAGGTTCGCGTTCATCGTCAGCGCGCCGGACATTGTGTCGCCGGTCTTCTGGACCGCATTCGCATCGGTGCCGCCGACATTGGCTAGAAGACCAGCAAGGCCGATGACGTTGTTCGCGACCGTGAAGACGTTGGAGACGCCGCCGTGGTCGTTGATGTAGGCGTTCGAGACGTAGTAGGCGAAATTGCTGTTGGTGTTCGCGATGGCGTTGGCGAGATCGCTGTCGCCTTGCTCGCGGTCGAGAATTTCTTGCGCCAGAGCGTTTGCCACGGCGTTGGAGGCAGCCAGTGCAGTGTTCGCCGCATCGAGCGCCGCGTCGAGGTCGGCTTCGGCTTCGTTGGCGATGAGCAGTGCGGCGTTGGCGTTCGTGGCGGCAGTGTTGGCCGTGTCTTCCGCGCGAACGACGGCGTTCATAACGTCGTCCAATGCCTGCTGGTTGACAAAGGTGTTGTCGATCTGGGCCTGAAGGTTTGCGTCGGCCGCGATACGCGCAGACTGCTCCGTGGCGTCGGCGTTGGTCAGCGTCAGGACGTAGCTATCGACGTAGCTCTTCGGAACGGCGTCTGTCGGGTTGGTGGGCGAGAAGCCGAGCGTCAGGTTCGTGGTGACCGTGAGCAGCGGAAGCGTGACCAGACCCGACGGGTCCTTGGCGATGACCGTGTTCCAGCCACCGTTGTAGAATTGGATCGAAGAGACCGTGGAACTGTAGCGGATCATGCCGGTAAGAGCCGTTCCGGGGCTTCCGGTCGGCAGCACCAGCCCGCCATCCTTGTAGGTGGCGTTCAAGATCACTTCGGCGCCGTTCATAGATGCGGTCACCGCCACAACACTGCTGTTGTCGCTATGCATCGTCTGAAGACGTTCTGTGGCCGTCTTAATGATGGAGAAGTTGTCACGGAATTGCTGTGACGACTGATCCACGTTCGGCAGCGGGAATCCCGCGTCGAAAATAAGAGGTTGGCCGCTGTCGATGCTCATTAAAGCTCTTCCAATCTATCGAAGTCGTAGACTGGATATTTATCCCGCGACGATCAGGCGCTTGTGGTGTTGTATTTCGGCCTGTTGATACGGAAGAACTTGCCCTGCGTATACACGAGCGTGTCGAGGCGAACCGTGTCGCTATCGAATGTAGTCTGGCCACCATCGAACGTCGTCTGGATGCCTTGCGTCTGGAACAGCATGAAATACTGATCGAACTCGATCTCGTGGCCATGGTTGACCGGATCGGCGCTGTCCGTCGGGCGAGCGGCCGGGGGAACGCGCACCGCTAGGCGATCCAGCACTCCGGCGCCTGCGCCGGGCTTCAGGTAGGCGATAACGACTGCCGGAACGTATCCCAGAGCCGTTGACGCATCGGTCCCGACCTGCGGGCTGGTCATCCAAAGCGGGAGATTTTCCGGCCCCGAGGGCGTGATGTTGTGGGTCATCGTCGGGTCGAGCGACGGGAAACCTAGTTTGGAAATGAATTCGTAGCGAATGTTTTTCAGGCTCGTGGGATGGATGTATGTCAGATTTGGAGCCTTAGACTCGGGATAAACCACCGGAGCTTCGAGGGGTTCGTTGTTCTGCTCCGTCCAGCCGCCAGCTTTCGCGAGTGGATCGACTACTTCGCGGTAGAGAACTTCGTAGACGGTCTGACCGTTGATCTTCGCATAGGCCACTTTGGTGTCGCCAAGATACAACTTGATCGGGCCGTCTAGGTTCGACTGGCGCACCGTTGTTTCCAAGGTGTTTGCGTCGCCGTGGAGTGCTCCGGCGAGGAAAATGTTCATCGACGACGAGACGCCCTGCGGCCCAAAGTTGGGGTCCGTGGTTCGGAAATATTCGGTGGTCAAAATCTGCGAACCGTAATATTCTGAGAGAGGTGAAACGTCCTTCACCCGCAGCTTAAGCGTCATGTTGAAAAACGTGGCGACCGTGTATCGCGTAACCACCTTGATCGAGAACTGGCGGTCTTGGAACGTATCGCTGACTTTCGCCCGGATCGTGAACGTGAACGTTCGGTCGGCCGGAATGTGGGCGATGATGCCCTCGATATCGCCCGTGACGGTGTTCAGCGTAAGGCCCGGCGGCAAGGGCGCGTTGGTGGAAGCGAGCGAATAGCGCACCGGCTCACCGGTCGTGCAAGTGGCGCGAACTCCCATCGGAAAAGCGCGTGCCTCTTCCATCGTGGCCAAAAGTCCGGCGGGAGTTGTCCAGATGATGAAACGCAACGGTTCTAGCGCGCTGTAAGGCGGCGCGACTTCGATCATGAAGGTCTTCGGCGTGGCGCCGGAGCCGGTCAGGATTGGATCACCATGGTTGTCGAGCATCACGACGGTGAAGAAGTATTTTCCGAGCGCAGCATCCGTATCGACGCTGCCGCTGATGACGCCGGTGTGCTGATCGAGCACCAGACCGGGCGGCATGGTGTTGAACGGCGCGACGATGTCGGTGGCGCCGATGAACGTTTGGACCACCAGAGTGGGCGGCAGGCCGCCAGCTTGCGTAATCCCGATTTGGAACAGGAACGGTTTTCCGCGAGTGGTGGAACCAGCGGGAACGAAATCGAACGGAGCGGGTTGTGCAGGTTGTGTCTGTTCAGGTGGAAGATTGCCCCACGACGGCGGGGTAACCTGCGTGACGGACGGTTCTGCGACGATGGAGAAGCTTCGATCCCTAAAAGTGCTGCCGTCCGTGATTCGCACGCCAAATCCGTAGGTGAGCGACGGCCCATCAGTGGGCAGGATACCAACCGTCCCCTCGATCACGCCCGCGCCGCTGAGAGCCAGCCCCGGCGGCAAATTGTCATGCAGCATCGTGAACGTGATTGGTTCACTGGTGGTCACGTCCACCACATCGGTGGCCGACAGGGTTTGGTGAAACTGGATCGCATTCGTAATCAGCGTGAAGCCCGTATTGGCGACAGGCTGGCTGTTAATTTCGACGGCCGTGACAAAAGCCGCGCTCGGGCCGATCAGAGCGATGGTGTTTCCCAGAGCCACAATGGTGTCGGAATCATCCCCCATGAATTTCGCCTTGCGAGAGGCGAGCAAGGTTTCGGACACGAGATCGTTCTCGGAAACCGAAGGCAGGCTGCCTGCGGGCGTTGTCCAAACGGGATAGAAGTTGACCATACCCTTATTTATGAGCAGCGAAAAATACACCCAGCCCATCAAATGACAGAGACTCTAAGGTCTAGCTTGAGGCTTTCTGGTGTGGACCAGTCAAGTCGCTTACCAGTGCCGAGTGACGATCCATTCATCTGGGGTTTTTTGGGATACCACTTGATCGTAAACCAAAATTCGGTTAAACGATTCAGTTACGGGCAAAATATGTCGCCCGGTGGGAACTCCCAACGTGTCCTGCGTCGCTTATTGATGGATGCATTTTCACCACTCGCTTTATCCAAACGGCTCTTCCCAATGGTGGGAATGGCCAACCAAACCCCCGCACAAAGTGTGCGCGGACAAAGACAAGGATGAGGTTCAGCGATGAATTTCAAGCTCACCTTCAATCGGCCCGCCGTTCGACAGTTCATTGAGGGCGGCGAAGGCCGTGGCCTCAAGATCAAGATCGAGAACGGGACCGTCATGTTCTCGCCTTCGCCGACCCCGGATGGGGAAGATGTGGCGAGCCTCGCTCCCAGAACGCGCGGTGGATATGAGTCCATCGTCGAAGGGACCAGCGCCAATGAGGTGTTGAAGCACCTCAAGAACCCCGCCGGACCCTTCTTCACTCTGCGCCGCGTCGGCAAGGACTGGGTCGCCGCCGAGCCCTACAAGGGCAAGGATGCTCCCCCGAAGTTCGAACCCCACGTTCGGGTCTGGCACTCTTCTCAACCCAAGCAATCGGTCAAGGCCACTGCGGCTCCCAAGCGCGCCGCTACCCCCAAGACCCAAGTGACCCACACCCCGGAACCGGTGGACATCGCCGAACGAGTCCGGTGGGCCTACGCCAAGCTCGGCGAAGATCGTCGCCCCGGCCGCCCGTCCCGCGAGATCGCCGAAGCCCGGCAGATCAAGGAATCGTTCGAGGCCATGGCCATGGAGTTCATCTCGAACCCCAACGGCAGCAGCATCGACGTGAAGGCGGCGGTGGATGCCTACAACCAACTCGGCGCCTTCCTGCGCACGGTGGCTCCTGAAGCCATTCGAAATGCGGAACCGAAGCCCATGGCTCCTGTTCCGATGGCACCGGCGCCCCGGCGGGGACCGAAGGCCAAGAACTTCGTCACACCGCCGACGGCCAAGGCCGCGAAGGTGACCCCGAGCCACGACGACGAGGAAGCCGAAGCTCAACGCAAAGAGGCCATGAAGAAACTTGGCCTCGAAGAGCGCGCCGTTCCGGTCTCCAAGCGCTCTCGGTCGGTCAACACCCGCGCCTTCGGCGGCGAGCGCCTGATCGCCTAGTTTCGATACCCCTTCATGTGTGAACTTGGCGGCGTGTCCTTCGGGACGCGCCGTTTTTGTTTGACCCGACGACACCGGTCTGTAATTTGGGGAACCAAATTGGAGCCCGTTATGAGTCACGCTTTTTACAACGTCGGTGGTCTGCGCTTTTGGACGGAGCGAGAAATTCGCGTCCGTGACCAAGCGATTGCCACGTTGCAAGGAGAACTCAGCGCGGCTCTTCTGGGATTGAACTCGGCTTGGACTTTCCACCGCATGGAAGGCCCCCTGCTGACCCCCAGATCGTTCATCAGCCCTGCTTACGATGATAGCGACATCTTCCTGCTCGAAGCCAAGTTGGGCGACCAGCAAGCCGCTCTGAGGGCCGAGACGACGGCGTCCAGCTACCTCTACGCCGAACACCTCCTGAAGAACGGTGTGCGGCCTCCTGTGTGCGTCTGGCAGGCAGGTAAGTCGTTCCGGCGGGAAACGAACGACGGCGCCCGTGCGTCCGAACTTCGCTTCAACGAGTTCTACCAGATCGAGTTTCAGTGCATCTTCAAGTCGGACACCAAGGCCGACTACCGGGCGTGCGCTGAAGAAGCGATCTCGAAGGCGATCAAGAACATCGTCCGGGCGCCGGAGCTTCGTATGGTGGATAGCGACCGTCTGCCCGCCTACTCGCAGCAGACGCGGGACGTGGAAGTGCCCTACGGCTATGAGCGTGTCGGCATCGCCACGAAGCTTCCGAAGTGGAAGGAGATGTGCTCCATCTCCACCCGCACGGATTTCCCGGTCGAGAACATGCTCGTGCTAGAAGTGGCTGTCGGCCTTGACCGACTGGTGGTCGTGGAGAGCGAGGCAGACTGATGGCCTTCGGCCTGCTGAAGCAAAATTTTCCGGTCGGCCAGTTCGTCCGTATCGGCCAAACCACCAGTCCAGAACTCGACGGAATGATCTGCCGGGTTCTGGGCACCGCCAATTCGACCCCCGAATGCGACTTTTACATTGTCGCTTTCTCCAAGGCGCTTTCGTTCACCGACGATGTGGCCGGGGTCATTATCGAAAGCTGCTTGGAGCCCGCCGATGACGTTGAATGCCGGAGAATGGGTGCGGCTGGAACAGGCCCTCTCGGAAGTGACGGTCAGCGGCGAGCATTTCCCTGAATGCTTGCGTTACCGGCACGCCCACCGTGCCAGCAGATGGGACGAACTCTCGCTCGAAGCCCGCGTGGGCACTGCCGCCGAGTTCCTTTTCCACAACGGAGTGATGACCGGATCAGCTTCAATAATCCACAACGCATACTTAAAGCTTTGTCGTAGCGGCTGAACGTGCTAAATAGAGGTATGACCAACCCGGTGCACATTTCGAGCAACAGGCGAAGAGCCTAACTTGCTGCCGACGGCCGCAAGGCCGTCTCTGTGCGCCTATAGCTCAATTGGAAGAGCGACCGGTTTCTACCCGGTAGGTTGGGAGTTCGAGCCTCTCTAGGCGTGCCATTTCCTGTGATCCCGTAGCTCAACAGGAAGAGCGCGCGTTTCCTAAACACGAGGTTGCTGGTTCGAGCCCAGCCGGGGTTGCCAATCTTCAGTTTTGCGCTGACGCTCGCCACGCTTCTTGGGCGTGTATGGCGGTAAACCAAGTAGAGCGTTCTCTTGGTTGCGGCGCTCCCGCCACCGTTGCCAATGAGCAGTTGCGGCGCGGCTATTGTTGTTCGACATCGTGGCCCCCATTCCAAGCGTTACCTTATGAAATGATGCTGCCATATATCGCTGATATGTCAAATGGTATTAGCTTAAGGGGTAGTAGCGGGGTTCGTGGTAGTCCACACCGCCAAACGTTTTCAGCAACACCGCCTCATGAGCCGGGAGATGGAAGACGATGCCACCGCCCATGAAGAACGTTTCCCTGTTGTAGTAGCGTTCTTTCTTCAGGCGAACGATCAACATCTCGACCGCAGGATCGTCCAAGACTTCCGTGGGGACGAGAATTTCAAACTCAGTCATAGTCGAAGGGATTCCAACCTGACGCCCGGCGATCACGCTCCGCATCATGGAAGTTGTCCTGACAGGCGAGGCAACGCCCATCGACGAGATCATCCGCATCGAACGTCTCGAAGTCGCAATCGGTGCAATAATAGGTCGGGAAATTCATTTTAGTGTCCATATCGTCATAACCGGAACGACCAAACCCAAATAGCAAGCACCATAAAGGGCCAGACTTACGATGATTTTAGTTCGAAGAGGAAGGTGCGCAGCCCCACCAGAAAATCTGGAATAACCGGGAATCAATAATTCGGTGACGGCGTAGAACCTATTTCTAAACCATATAAACATCATGGCCAGCGTGCAAATAGCCATCGCTATGACAATCGCACTATTCGTTTTTTCGGCGGCGTAACACACCAGCGAGGTAAGACACATTCGTTTCAAATACTCAAACCACGGATCAACTATTAGCTCTTTGCCATGCTGAAGAAGCCATTCGCAGGTTTTCTCATACGAAAACTTTACCATGTCTTTGTAGCCCAAAAAGAATAACTGGGGAGACCTATCAAAAAAATCCAAGCACTATACGCGAGCCACCTGACGAAGCATCGCGCACGCCACGGAAGTGGGTCCACAAACGGGCGCAGACTTTCGGCTAGGTCAATAATGCGGTCTCTGACCCAGATACCCATGAGAGAGCAAGTAATTGCCGACGCAACCCACAGGACCCACATGATCCAACGGTCGTGCGTCTTTGCCGTTGCATAGTAAACGAGAGAAACGGCCGCCAACCGTTTAAGGTATTCGAACCACGGATCGCTAATCAGCGATTTGTGATTTTCAGAAACCCATGCTCGCATTGCTGCGCTAAGCACCGGTGCCTTGGTGCCTGCATACTTTTCTCGAATGGTTCCCGCCGGGGTGGGTTCTCCCGGTTCACCCCACCATATTTTTACAGCGATGCACGCATCGCTCCACCATGCTTTGGCCAAACTGACGAACATCAGACGCTTTCGAGCTTGATCCCGACGATGACAGCCAATGCCTGCATGATGTCGCCGCCATAGCAATGGCCGGAGCCGTAGCCCCCGTCACCGAGACGCGGACTGAAGGTGTCGTCGGAGCAGGCGAGTTCGTTCGCCTTCTCCCACTTGTCATAGTCGCGCCAGCGTTTCGCCTCTTGCGCTTCCGTCTCGCCCTCCTTGCCGTCTTCGAACGGGTTTTCGGAGGGGTGGTGCTTGTAGAGATACCAGCAGTCGTTGTCGATGATGGCGACGCAGCCGGGATTGTCCTTCAGGAGACGGATCAGATTCTTTTTAGCCATTGAGTCCTTCAGCAACCAAAGCCGTGTAGTCCTTGTCGGCGGCGTTGCCTGCCACGACCACGGTCGGGTTCAGGGTCAACAGGGTCTTGGCTGCCGCGATCACATCGTCGCGGGTCACCTTGTTGTAGCGCTCGACCTGCTCGCTCATGGTCCGCACCTTGCCGCCGGTCTGCATATCGGAGGCGACTTGCTGCGCGACCGCAATCGGCTTTTCCGAGCGCGAGACGATCTGGCGAACCGTTTGGTTCAGAGCCCGCGTCCAATCATCGTCACTGATCTCGCCCTTGGCGATCTTGGCCAGTTCGGCGCACGCCGTGACGAGGAACTCATCCACGTTCTCGGCTGTGGTCGCGCCGTTGAGCAGGAACAGGCTGGAATCGGGCTGCGGAGACATTCCGGCGCCGATTGAGTAGCAGAGGCCGCGCTCTTCGCGGACCTGCTGGAAGAGCGGGGACGACATGCCGCCGCCCAGAACGTCCGACAGCAGATCGTAGACGGCGTAGTCGTCATCCATCGTGCCCGGCGCCGGGAACGCGATGAAGAGGTGAGCTTGGTCGTAACGATCATCGCGGACGACAGCTTGACCACCGGCGTAGATTGGGGCCACGGCGGTGATCTTCTCGCCGGGCTGAATGTCACCGAACCGCTCGGCGGTCAGGCGCACGAATTCCTCGTGATCGACGTTGCCCACGGCGATGACGGTCAGCGCGGCGGCGTGATAGTGCCGGGCCATATATTCAGCCACCATGTCGTGGTCGAAGTTGCGAACGTTTTCCTCGGGACCGAGGATCGAACGGCCGAGCGGTTGGTTCGGATAGGCCGTGGCCGAGAGAGCGTCGATGGCGATGTCGCGGATGTCGTCCGCGCTCTCGTGGATTTCTTGAACGACGACGTTCTGCTCGCGGCTGATCTCTTCGTCGTCCAGCGTCGAGTTCTTCAGCACGTCGGACAGAATGTCGAGGGCCGGGGCAATGTGCGACGGCAGGCCGACCACATAGTAGGCGGTGTTTGACCGGCTGGTGAAGGCGTTGATGTCGGCGCCGAGGCGTTCGATCTCGACGACGATATCCTTCGGCGACCGCGTGGTGGTGCCCTTGAAGGCCATGTGTTCGAGAAAGTGGGAGATGCCGTTCTCGGCTTCGGTCTCATACCGCGCGCCGACCTTGGCGAACACGGACACCAACACAGTGTGGATCGGCTTGCGAGCGGTGGCCACCGTCACCCCGTTGGGAAGAACGGTGATTTGGACCGCTTCGGCGGCCGTTTCAAAGCTCGTGTGATCCAGACTGAAATTCGGCATGAGACTCCCTTCGCACTATGAACTTTCATCCTATGGTCATTAAGAGTTTTGGTCAACCAAATTCAGTCGCCGTTTGGCGGCGCAGATAAATAAGGTGATGGCCGCACTTGATCTCCAAAAAATCCAAGACTCCCCGCACCTTCTGGACATTTTGCTTCAGATGGAGGACGTGCTCGACTCGTTGGATGTCTACGTTTTCAAGAACTGGTATCTAGGAGAGATTGCCGAAGGCCCGACGGTTCGGCGCTACTGGCTCGATTTCACCCTCAAGTATCCCTACGACAAGATGCCCGACCCGAAGGCGGCCCTGCGCCTCCTGAAGCACGGCATTCGCGTGGACTTCTGGAAGGCCAAGATCGAGGACGGTGAATTCAAAGACGCCGACGAGGCTGAAGCCGATGCAGAAGCCGACGAAGGCCCCGAGAGCGATCCGGCCGACGATCCGGTGAAGAACACCGTGTGGCTGGTCCGCATCAGTATCCCGCGCCGTCTGGCCGCCCAGATGTCGTCCGAGGAAATGGACTTCTACGACGACGAAGTGGACGTGGACGACGTTGAGGACGCCAAGGACACCGGCATCGACGACGAGAGCGCCTACATGTCTGGCGAAGATGGCCAGCAGGCGGCGGGTGACCCGAACGCGGAACCTTCGCCTGAAGAAGAACAACCGGCACCGGGAGGCCCCAATGGTTAAGCTGACCGAAGGGATGCGCCCCGGCGATCTAGAGGACTTGGTCCTCCCGATGCTGACCATCGACGAGTATGAGAGCAAGATCGACAACGACGCCGTCGTGATGGGTTTCTATGTCAGCGACAAGGACGCCGCAGGCGATCTGAACCGCTACATCCAAAAGTCCCCGGTCCAGCTTTTGGACACCGAGGTGTCTCCGGCGCCCGACCAGCACGGCTACTACATCGTGTTCGTCGAGCTTCTCAACGACATTCGGATCGTGGACAACATGAAAGCGATCCTCGACGAAGTGAGTCCACTGGCCGACATTGACGAGTGGCAAATGCGGTTGCGTGGCAATGATGAAGGCGTAATGCCGTTCTCCGAGAAGGTGCTAAACCACCGTATGACGGAACTTCGAGCCGAAAACGTTGATGGCGATGATGGAGACACTGACGGAGACGCTGACGACACTGAGAATCAGGTCATGGAGTTCTTCCGCCCGAGTGATTTGGGCGACGTAGTTTTCGAAGGCTCCCAACTGGTTTTGGTCGGTGGCGCGGGCAAGCTTCAGGGCGAAATCGTGGCGTTCGGCCCGGCGGAAAGCTTGCTGATCGACCATCAATTGACAGAGAATGCCATGGCGATGGGCCTTACAGATGTCGCAACGTCTCTAAAGATGACCCGTCTGCTCGGTGACGGTTGGATGTCTAGCCGAATGGGAGATTGTTCTATTATTCAGCGCGTTGGCTCCGACTCTGCACTCCTGCTGCGGAACGCCAGCTTCATCTAGTGTCAAGCGGATTATCCGCTTCGGTTGCAAATTTTGACGTAGCTCAACGTCCAGCGGCGTGATTAAGTTCCCCAATGGGAGCGCCTCGCCGCGCGCCCACGATACAATCAAGGGGGTTCCTGTGGGCGTCGAGATCGTTGAGATTGGCTGTAACTGGCGAAGTGTGGCCAATCTGCGGTCCAGCCGCGAAACCCTCTGGCCCGGCATCGAAATCCTGCGGGAACAAGGCATCCCGATCTGCGAAAAACCCACCAGCATCCTTCTTCCCCTCCATGTCCGCGAAGACATCAGGACCGTGGAACTGCGCGACTGGCTCGACGGCCGTGCAAAAGAGAAGAAAAGAGAACGCGGTTGGGTGAAAATGTTCAATCGTTTCAACTATGACGAGCAAAAGTTCCAGATCAAAAGAGCCTATTTGGGCGTGAACTTCCGGTTCGAAGAGTCCGAAGACGCGTTTCTTTTCAAAATGTTCTACTATTGACCGAATAAAAACCGCTCAAGCCACCGCTCTGACCCTCGCTAAATAATGGGAGGGTCAGAGTAGGTGTTTCAGTGGAAGGTATTATTGGGTCGATTTTGAGTGTATTGACGAGCGGGAACGGCACACAAGCCCTCCCGATCATCATGGGGCTCATTATCTGGCATCTGCTTGAAGAGAACAAAAGGCTCAAAGCAGACAACCAGAAAAAAGACGAACGCATTGACAAAATCGTTGAGGACTACCATCGCGGCAATTTGACGCTCACCGAGGCGTTGAATTCGTTGAAGCTTGTCCTGTTCGAGATCAAGGGCAAAATCTAATGCGTTGGCCGTTTAGCTCATCCAGCAAACGGCAGGAAGCGCGTGCCCGCGAGGTCATGCGCGATTTGATGGTGGCTGAGAGTCAGGAGGCTCTTCTCGAAGCCGCCATCACCACGGCGGACGCCGCCAACTTCGTGACCAATCGCCTGCGCTCCAAGCTGCAAGACAGCGTGGCGCAGTTCGAATCGACCGCTCGCATCCTCAACGACGCGTTGGTGATCTGCGACGAGAAGGGCTTGATCCAAGCCTTCAACCCAGCGGCCGAAGCCATGTTCGAGGTGAGCGCCGAGACCACAATCAACACGTTCGTTGGCGATCTGCTTCAGAGCACCAACCACACCATCGACATGGCGTCGGATATCTGGGCCATGCTGGACAACGTCGATAAGGCCGAAGACGACCATGACCTTCATGGGGTCCGGGGAGATCACCTCTTCCCGCTGGACGTGAACCACACCCGGCTGGACCGTTCGGACGGCGCGACAATCGTGCTGCTTATCATGCGAGACATCTCGTGCTCGAAAGAAGGGGCGAAGCTGCGGGGCTATCGCTCCATTTTTGAATCCAGCTTCGACGGCATCCTCGTGCTGAAGGACGGCGCCATCGTCGCCGCCAACCCGGCCGCCACAGGCGTGTTCGGCTACAACGTTGAGGAATTGCTCTCCAAGTCCCTAGAGGCCCTGTTCATGTGCGGGCGCGACGGTGTGACCGCCGATGAGGACGAAGTGGTCAAGTGCGAAGCCAAGCACCGCGACGGCCACCTCATGGAAATGTTCTTCACCACCACGACCATTTCGTGGAACGGCGAGCAAGCCACGCTCATCACCATCAAGGACATCACCCCGGCGCCGAACGCCCCGTCCATGAAGGACGCGGCCGTGATGATCTGCTGCTTCGACGCCAACTATCACATCACGTTCGTGAACGCCGCCTATGCTGCCTATTACGGCCGCAAGCGCGAGACGCTGATCGGTCAGGACATTCGCGAACTGATCCCCACGGACGAGTGCAGCCCGTTCCTGATCCACATCAACAGCCTCACTCCGGCCGAGCCGACTCGCCGAATGCAGCTTCGCTCAACCGGACCCGATGGCGAGCAGCGTCTTCAAGTCTGGACGGACCACGCTTCGTTCGACGACAAGGAAGTGGAATATCAGCGGATCGGCCGCGACATTTCCAGCACGATCACGACCACAGTCCAGTCCTGATCGACACCAGCAGTTCCAGCATAGCCTGGTCCTGCGCATCATAAAAATCCAACGTCTTCCGCGACAGGTCCATCGCTGCGCGCCACTTCGGGTCACGGTTGTTCAGCGTGGAAAAGATGTTGCGGCGCCCGCGCTTGCGGTCGATGCCTTCCCAGATACGTTTGTCGGTATGCGGGTCCATCCGACTTGGCCGCTCGACGGTCCACCACAGATAGAGGCGCTTGGTAAGCTCGGCGTGCTCTGCCTGCTCGGGTGATTGCATCCTGACTTCGGGGTCGGTAATCTCCCAGTCGAGATATGCGAGGCCGGGCTCGGGACCGAGCTTTCGGGGCCAGTGGTTGCGGATGAACTTCGGAAGCTTCTGCGGCTCCCGGTCTTCGTGCCATTGGAAATTTTTGCTCGCGAGCCCGATCTCGACATGCTGCACCAGCAGGTCGAAATTCATGTGGAGCATCATACGATCTTCGTCGTAATAGCCGGGCTTCAGCGACTTGACTTTGAAGACATGGTTCCGGTTCGTGGTGCGATAACGCACCCACCAGATCGCATCGTTGACCCGACGCTTCCTGATGCGCACCCACATTGGGAACGTTTTTTGAAGGAACACGCGAACCGGATAGCGGTGTCTGTGGTAGCGTTCGATGCGCTCCCAAACCTCTCCCGTCGCCGCCGTGGGCTGGGTGAGGAAAAACCACTCGAAGCCTTTCGGTTTCGTGCCCCTCTTGAGTCTCATTCGACGATTTCGAAGTCCGGCCCCACGACACGGAGGCGGACAGGGCGGCCACGGTAGCGGAAATAGTCGCGACCACCATCAACCATGGCGGTCTCATCGCTGCTCACGCGGTTGTCGTGGCGGAACCGGCTGAAGATGATCTCGCCGTTGTCGGCTTCGGCACCTTCCCAGAAACCCTCGGTGATGCTGATCCCGTTGACCACAAACACCTGACCGTTGCGGCCTTGGAGCCCAAAATAATGGGTGTATTCCGGCTTGGTCAGAATGGGCGTCCAAAAAACCGCGAAGGGTTCATCGGTCCAGTTTCCGTGGTCGTCACGAAGGCACAGGTCCGCGACGTATTCGGCGTTGTAGCGGGCTTCGACAAGCTCGATGCGCGCCGCCACGATCTGGGCGCCCTTGTTGATCCAGCGATTAGCCAAACTTCCCACCATCAACACGAAGTTGGGAACCGATGAGACTCTCGGTTTCCCTGATTTGTTCCACCAGAGCCAGATTGCGAGCGATGATCTGGCCAATCGCGGCGGCCAGTTCGTAGCCTTCCGGCATGGGAATACGAAGCTCTTTTGAACCCATCCTCGACGCTTGTCGAGCACGAGTCATAAATGTTTCGAGAACCTCGGTGTTGATTTTATCGTTAGCCATAGTCACGCCTCACGGACCCGCAGGTTTCGGTAATAGCCTTGCTCGGTGGCGAGACGCTCGGCAGTCGCTTGATCGGCCGCGAGGACGTAGTCGGTCAGCCAGCGCACTTCGTAGGGCCAAGTGATGTTCGACACGCCGATTTGCCATTTCTTCATCGTTCTCTCCTAAGCGGCGTAGGGCGCGTTGAGATAGGTTGCGTGGTCAGTAGCTTCTTTGGCGAGAGCCGGGAGGCCGTTGCGATCACAGAACCGAAGGAAGTGGATGCCGACGTTGCCGACGGGGTCCTTCTGGACGGCCTGCACGATGACCGTATCCATCAGAGCCTTGATGTTGTCCGGCTGTTTCGTCAGGTCGATCAGGCTTTCGTTGAACTTATATTCGTCGATGACCCGCACTTCCTTCTTGATGGCGTTGCCGTTCTCGTCGGTGCCGACGAGCTTCTCCCAACGCTGAAGCATGAAGTTGTTCCAGTTGTAGCCCTGCGTCGCGCGATCTTCCCACGCTTCAAGGATACCCACCCGGTTCTTCGTGCCGTCATACCGCGCGCCGGGACAGGCCGAGAAAATGCCGTCACCGGTGTCGCCACGGATCAGCTTCACGAACAACGCTTTGCGCCACCACTCGGGCTCAGGAACGAAGGAAAATTCTTTCCAGACGTAATCCACGGCGACGAACGGGATCGGCTTGTAGCCGGGTTCCGTGTCAGCCTTCTGCTTCTGGTAGGCGTCGAAAGCCTTCTTGCGGTCGCGCTCGGCCGCGTTGTGCTTTCGCTCGTTTTCCTTCTGCTCCTTGTCGTGCTTGATGCGAGCTTCTTCGATGGTCGGGCCGACCTTGATTTTGCCGCTGTCCCCCTTGACGTTGAACACCAGCGGGCGCCCACGGTCATCAAACACCCCGTCCACGGTCAGCAGACGCATGTCCACACCGTTGTAGATCGAGACGTTCGGAGCGATCAGTTGGATGAAGTCGGAGTCGCCGGAGAGGATGAAATGCTCATCGTTCGGGTGAAGCTGAATCCAGCGGGCGATGAAATCGTCGCCTTCGACGCCGGGGCTTTGCAGCACGGTGCAGCGGGTCTTCTCGGCCATGTAATCTTGGAAGTCGTTCATCACCGCGTTGAAGGCTTCTTCCTCTTCCCGCTCGGCGGGCGTTGAGGTGGCCACCATGCGGTCGAGCTTGCGCTTGGCCTTGTATTGCGGGAACACGTCGAACCGCCAGCTTTTGCCCTCAATGCAGAGGACAATGTGGTCGGCCTTGAACTCACGATGGAGTTTCTTCAGGCTGCGGAAGACGATGGAGAGCGCCATACCCGCCTTCGTGTAGGCGTCGCCCCGCACCACATGGCGAGCGCGATAGAACAGGTTGGCGACATCAACGATTGCGTAGCGGGTCATGCATCCTCCGAGAAGTCCCATAATGGCTTCTCGGAGGGGCTATGTCAAAATCTGGTTAACCAGAATCAGGAGTATTCCGTGCCACCATTATCGCCACGATGGCGGTTGATGACCCGGCCGGAGTTGAACGGGATCGGCTCGTTGGTTTCGACCGGCGTTTCTTCCGCCTGCGAGCGGCACACGTCGGAGAACCACTGCTCGACGATCTGTTCGTCGGTGGTGCCATGGTAGCCGTTCTTGCGGAGGAACTTGACCCAGTCTTCGTTCCAGTCGAGTTCGAAATAGAGACCGTTGACGCCTTGGTCCGAATCGAAGCCGTTGTCCACGATTCCGACCCACGGTTCGCCCTTGGCGGTCGCGGCCGTCTTCTCGTATTCGAGAGTCTCGATCTTCCCGTGGTCGTGGTCGGCCTTCAGAACCGCCAACTGCCGGTCAAGGCTGTCGTAGTCGGGGAACTCGATCTCGGCCAGCTTCAGATCGTGCTCGTAGCCGTCGATCTTCTTGTGGCGAAGGTCGATAGCCAGCTTGATCTTCGGGTCGAGCGTTTCCGTCGAGCCGAGCAGCGTCGCTTCCTTGATCTCGTAGTCGTAATCGTCCAGCCAGCCCAGACGCTTGTCCAGCTTCAGATGCTCGTGCTGGCACTCGATGCCGCTGTAGTTGATGTTGATGAGGCGCCGCTCTAGCTCTTCGCCTTCGAGTTCGTAGTTCGCCTTGGCCTCTTCATACGGGCGGCCTTTCAGCCCCCAGCTTGCCGGTAGCCATTCGAACGGAATCAGTTTGTTCTTCTTACCCATATCAATCCTCCTGAGACATCCGCAGCATCATGGCGAATCTCTCCCATTCACTTGTGAGCATCACGTCGGCCTTGACGGCTTCCATGAGCGTGTCGAAATCTTTGCCCATCGCTGCGTATCTAGCGCAGAGCTTTGCCACCGCTTGGTTATCCAAATTTGTCTTCACCGGGACACGCTTTTGTTGGAGAGCCACCAGAACTTGGCGGCCGATTTCCAGCAAACATTTATCATGGCCGACTTGAGCATCGACCGTTCGTTGGAAATGCTTGGCTGCGCGATTGCGCTCTTCGGTCAGAGCCTCGCGCACTGCCTTGTCGATCTGCGCTTGAACGGTGGGAACAGGATCATACATGGCTATTCCTGACACATCCGCAGCGTGACCAAGAATCGCTCCCACTCGCTTACGAGCATGGGATGATCTTTGATCGCCTGAAGGATGATTTCGAAGTCGCGGCCCATCTCGATGTAGGTGATGGTCGCATCGACGATTTCAGTCACCGCGTCTTCGTCGATTTCGTTTGCGGGCGGGGTTCCGCCGATGGAGACCGTCAAACCGGGATTGATGTTCGGGTAGAGTGACGGGATGACGACGTTCTTGTTGTGCAAAGCGCTCTGGGCAGCCTGCCCGATTTTGGCTTGCGCCGTCCGCATTGCATCCCGAGATTCCCACTGTTTGCGGAGAACTTCTTCTTGTTCTCGGAACTGCTCAAGCCACCTTTTTTCGATGGCCTGCTCGCGTTCGAAGATTTGATCTTGGGTCATAGGGGTAGCGTCGATTGCCAACGCCTCCATGATTTCCTTAGTATAAACAGTCCTGCTCATGTGTCCTTTGAGGTAATGTGCGGAGTTATTTAGGCTTTCTCAACGAGAATGAGGGGCTCGCCCGCAGACGAACCCCTCTGTCGCAATGGGACAACTGTGAGCTATCCCGCTGCTACGGCCACCCGCGTGTGATTACTCACCTCCCTTTTTGGATGCTGGCAGAGCGGCTGATTTGTTAGCGTTGCATAGTGTAATGGGGGTCGGCCGTGTAGGGGTCGATGAAGGTGGGAAAGAGAATTTCCAACACTTCTTCCACCGTTTCATTGACTTCAATTGCGTGTCCACCGTTGGTAAACACACGAGAACCAATTTTTGCGGGGATGGTTGTTGTGGCCGCACCGGCGCGGCCGTGGTGGCTTGGAACACTGATGTCCTGCACAGCAACAACATTCTTGCTGTTAACAAGAACGGGGCGGGGCTGCTTGCTAATCGGATCGACCGGAGTGGTCAATGTTTTGAAATCATCTTTCACGATATTTTTTCCTTATTTGTTCGCACGAAGGAAGTAGTTGTAGATGCCGTGCGGCGTCTCGACTTCGACCGACAGAACACCACGGCTGGTGATCTTCATCGTGGTCGGATGCGCGCCCGTCAGCTTCATGATCGAGAGGAATTGGTGGGTGTTCCACGACAGGCTGCCCTTCAGGTCGCCCTTGACGCCAGCTTCGAACACCATGCTCACGCGGTGGGTCGAGGACTCTTCGTCACCGATGTAGAATTGCAGGTCGCCATTGACCGTCCGGGCACCGAAGGTCTTGTCACCCACACCCGCGAACAGAGCCGTCAGTTGTTGGAACTCGGCCACCTTCGATTTCGTCGGCGTGACGATCACGTCCCACGGGATGTTCGGAATGGTCGCCTGATCGGGGACGTGCTTCGGGTCCATCATGCGGAAGTCGGCGTCGTTGCCGGTGACCTTGTTGCGGAACTCGAATTGTTCCACGGTCATGGCGCCATCGCGCTCGCGCTTCTTCACGTTGAAGGTCGCGTCATCCGTCAGATAGTTGGTGAAGTTCAGCAGGCCGCTGAGCAGGTTGATGTTGGTGACACCAAACTCGCCCTCGAACTCGGCCAAGGGCTGCTTCAGGGTCGCTTCGATGAACAGCGTCTTGTCTGCATCGCAACCCTTGATGACCGTGGCTTCCGCCGTGCCGGTCACGCGGAGGGCTTCGGTCAGCCCGCCAGTCTGCTTGACCAAGTCAAGAAGAACTTCTCTCATAGGTATCTCCGTTCAATATATGTAGTGTAAATGGGATAGAGCCGACGAAGCAATATCTTCGTCAGATTTGGAACAGCTTGAAGAACATCGCTGCTTCGAGGTTCTCAAAAGAAAACATGAGAAACGAGTGCTTCGGGCGGCGGCGTTTGTCTGCGAGGACTTTCATGGTCCACTTGCCAGTCGTCTGGCCGTGAATCCAATCGGAGATCGACCCGAAATCATATTCAGAGGTGATCCGCTTATAGATCACGTTCTCAAAATTCTGGTCGGGCACATACCGCGTCATGCTCTCGGGAGAGCAATCCATGATGATCCGAAGCCGTTGGGTGTGTTCCCAATTTCGGCTATGGCGGATCGTTTCGAAGTCTTGTTCGATTTCTGGGGCTTCGAGTTTCAGGATGTGACACGGACGCTCGCCCCGAAAACGGTGACCGAGATCGGTGGTGGAGAGGATGACGTAGCCACCCTCCTTGACCAGTTCTTCGATTGCGTCGTTTGTCAGTTCGTCATCAAGAGAAGACAAAGAACTCATCTCCAAGGCGTTCAACGGTGACGGACAGGTCCCACTTCAGAACTCCGAGCAGGTTGTCCAGCTTGTTGTCGATGATCGTCTGTTCCATCGCGTCGTGGTCGAACGGCAGGTTCTTGAACCACTGCGGAATGTGTGGCTCGTCGATGGGGTAGGCGATGCTGTCGATCTTCATCAGGTTCGGCTTGAGCTTGCACACGATGATCTTGGCGCCGTCACCGATCCGCATCGAATAGCGGTCGCCTTGGGTTTCGCACATCGTGTTCCAGTTCATCGCGGCCTTGACGTGGCCCGGCATGTTGACCTTGGCCTTGAAACCCGACTTCATCTTCGACGCTTCGATCAGGCTCATGTTGCGGCCAGTCGCATAGCGCTGGACGTAATCGGTCAAGGCCGACACCTTCTTCGGTGTGCCCTTTTCCCAGCCCGGCCGCGTCGAGAACTCCTTGCGGAATGTTCTGATCTGGCCGAACAGGTTTTCTTGCTCGACGCCGCAAAGCAGGTCCATCAGGAGTTTCTCAAGGAACGCCTGCATGAACTTCGGCGTGTCGGCGCGCTTCAGGTCGAGGCCCATGGCCTTCAGCTTGCCGGGCTTGCCCTTCACGTCCAGACGCTTGCCGTCCTTGTCATACATGAGCACGGCATACTTCTTCTTCTTGATGAAGAGTGCCTTCGAGGCCACGAGTTCGCGGCCAGCGGCGATGATGCCGCCACGTTCGAGGGTGCAGTTGAAGGTCCGGTTCATGAACTCGGGGAAGCTGGCGTTCACCTCTTCCGCGATGGCATCGTAGAGCGTGATGATGTTTTCGCGCGACCACTCGAATTCGGCGTAGCGCGGATCGTTCTTCAGAACCTCGTAGGCGCTGAAGTAGGAGCTATCGGTGTCGGCATAATAGATCGCCGCGCCCTTGTAGTCGTATTCGCCGGTGATGACTTCGTTGATCTTGCCGTTCATGTGGCGGGCGATGGAGCGGCCGGTCAGCGTGACCGACTGGCCCAGACGTTCGTCATAGAACCGGAGACCCTCGTTCAGCAGGGCGCCGTAGAGCGAGTTCAACAGAATCTTGCGGGCCTGTTGGCGCTGGTTCCAGAACCCGGCCCAGAAGAGGTGTTCCTTCTTCTTGACGGGGTCGGTCTCGGCGTCCGCCAGATTTTCGAAGGCGACTTGCTTGCCCTGCATCTCCTGACGTTCGGAATACCACTTCGCCAGCAGCATCGGGATCATCCCTTCCTTGTCCGTGCGGAACAAGGTGCCGTTGGCGGTGACGCAAACGTGGTTCTTCGGATTGAAGATGTAGTCGTAGAAATCGCGGCCGGACATCGTCTTGGTCACGCCGTCTTCGAAATCAATGGTCAGCGGCGCCCCGTCGCGGGCGTGCATGTGGTCGATTTCGAGGCCGCAGAAAATGCCTTCCCACGCCGAGGCGCGGTCGATGCCGCTGATGATCCGCTGCTGAACAAGCGCCATCGTCTCATCCAGCCGAACTTGGCCGATGATCGTTTCCGGGCTCATGTTCAGGGCGCGGATGGTGGACGGATACAGGGAGTTGATGTCGCAGCAGCCGATTTCGTCGTGGAGACCCTTTTTCGGGTCAGCGACGTAGGCGCCGACAACCGGGGTTCGCCCGTCGTCGTCATCTTCCTCGTCATCATCGTCGTCCTTGTCGAGCGCGAATTCCTTGGCGCGACGGTTGGGGACGACGAATCCCATGGCGTGCATTTCGTTGATGATCGCTTGCTCGACGAGAGCGACCGAACCCATGGTGGTCTTCAACTGGACGCAGTTCGCGTGGGCGATCTGGTTGGCCAGTTCGATGAACTTCTTCTTCTCGTCGATCTTGACCAGCAGCATGGTGTCCTGCCGGTTGTATTCGATGAAGCGCTTGAAATCCTTCTTGTAGAGATCGTCGAGCGTGCCTTCGTAGGCAGTCTTGTTTTCACCGACTTCGATTTCGCCGACGTAGTCGAGGCGATACGAGTGAAGCTGCTGGGGATTGTGCTTCTGGTAGAGTTCCAGATAGTCGAGGTGCACCCGACCCACGAGATCGTAGGTGACGTGCATCCGCTTGAACTTCATATACTCGCGGACCCGAGGAAGCTGGTTCCACAGGCAGAGTTGGCGGGTCGTATCCTTGTCCATGACCCGCGTGATGCGGTTCACGAGATAGGGAATATCGAAGCCCGTCGAGTTCCAGCCCGAGAGCACATCCACGTCGTCGATCAGTTCGAGGAACGCCTTCAGGAGTTCCGTTTCGCTGTCGAACAGGACCGTGTCTTGGAACTCTTCACAAATTTTGTGCGCCTCAGCCAAGTCATAGGTCGGCGGACAGAGCACAAGCGTCAGCAGCCGTTGACCCAGCGTCGTGTGCAGGGAAATGGCGGTTACCGGGTTGAAGGGATCGTCGGTGGGCGCGAACCCGCGCTTGGGGTCGAAGTCCACTTCAATGTCGAAGAAGCCGACGTTCAGTGTCGGGGCATCAATGCCACGATAGTGGGTCGCCAGCGAGCGGAACACCGGGTTGATGTCGCTCTCGAAAATGCGGGGAGGCTGCCGGTTGATCGGCGCCGACGAGATGCGGGCGAGTTCCTTGCGGAACTTTTGACCGCTCGTGGTAGTGAACTTGCGGCAGCTATCGCCGAAAATCGACGTGTGGCCGCCTTGGGGGTGCTCGTAGTAGAAGACGTGCTCTGCGTCGAACTCGGTCAGGACTCGTTCGCCATTGACCCGTTCCGCTACGAAGATTTTGTCTTTGTTCCGGTCGAAGATGGCGTCAACGTATGACATGCGGTCCTATCGGTAATAGCCTTTGTCCTTCTGACCTGCGATGTCATCGGACCAATACAATTTGAACGCTGTGGCATCGGTAAGGTCGTTCAAGTAAACGACAGCCCGAACGTCAAAATATGACCGGCGGCCCAGCGAGAGGGTTCGGTAGTTCCCTCTGGTATTTGCTTTCAACCAGTCCTGCATTGGCTTCATATCTGAGCCACGCTGGACGAAGTTGCCTTCACACGTCTTGATCCTGATCTCGAAGCGGAAATCTCCGTTCCGACGCCTTCTTGGACGGCCATACAGGTAAGACATGGTGGGTCTCTATTTATCTGTGGGAGAGACCATTTTCGGCCTCTCCCACCGACAATTCGGCTTAGCGGCGGCCGGTGACTTCGAGAATTTCTTCGACGGTGTCGAACTGAATCTTCTCTTCTTCGATGGACGCCTTGTAGGCGACACGGGCGGCCTTCATCAGGGTGCCCGGCTTCCAGCCGAACTCTTCGGCGATGGCCTTGGCGGTGTCCTTCAGACCGGCCTTCAGGTCGTCGGTCTCTTGGAACACGCGCATCGCGGAATCCATGAAGTCCTTCAGCTTGACGCGGTCGGTCGAGGTCAGGGTTTCGGTGTCAATGGCCATTGGGGCAATTTCCTAATCAAAATGGGTAGACGGTGCCGGGCAATTCCGGCTGACTTTTGGAGCTTATCGACTCTCCGAGCGCCTTGTCAAATATGGTAAACGAAAAATGTCCGTCAGAATCGCATAGGGATCGAGAATGTCCGTCAGAATCCCATAAGACTTTAGTTGACCAACGGCAAAACCGTGAGACAATCCAAGAATAGAAACAACAACGGAGTGGCACCCATGAGCTTCGCGCAACGTCTCACCGATGGTCAACTCGACTGCTGCATCACCGAGTTCAAGGAACGCGTGGCCGTAGTCATGACCCGTGAGCAAGTCCGCGACATGCTCCGTGGCCACGCCCAACGCCGGTTCTGCCGGATGCTGCTGCGCGGCTACCCCGATGCCACCCCCGGTGCCGCCCACGGGCTGGACACCTACGAACGCGACTATCTGTTCGACATCTTTGCCGAACGGATCGCTGGCGTGTCCCACTGGCCGTTCAACGGCGACACCGCCGAATACAGCCAGACGTTCATCGACGGTATCCGGGCCGCCAACAAGGCTGGCAAGATCAAGATCGTCGAAGATGCTGCCTGAAGACGCCACCGCCGACGAAATCCGTCTGCTCACCGACGAGAACATCCTTCACGCCGAGAAGATGGCGATAGCGAAAGCCATCTTCATCGGCCTGAATCCCACCGACCGAAAGCCCATCGTGGACATGTTCCTCTCCCTGTATGCGGAGCGAACCGTCCTGAAGCGGCGCGTTTGGGCGCTCGAAACCATGCGTGAGCAGGATGCCGAGCGTCGCAAATTCGGCCTCAACGAGTCGCCGTGGCAAACCTACGAACGGCTCCGCAAGATCGTCGTGAAGCGCGGCTACGAATAATCAGAGCGTCTTCGCTTCGTTCTGAAAATCTTCCAGCGTCACTTTCTCGTAGGCATCCAATTCACCAACGTGCTCTTCGAGCCGTTTGAGAAGGGCTTCCGCTTGATCCTGCCCAGACAACTGAGCAAGGCGGACGAATCCCAACATCACCAAGGCTTCGAGCCGAAGACAGGCTTCTTCGTGGGTGGGACTTTCCGCGATATACTGGTTGACGGTCTCGTGCAGTTCCATTGGGTTCCCTCGCGATTAATCGAAGACCTTTGTGGGCTTGGGCGGGCGCGGGGGCGGCGCCGGGGGCTTCTTCGCAGTCGCCTTCCGCTTTGCCTTGACCTTGTTCGGCACACCCGGTGTTTCCGGGTTGTCGATGGACGACAGCACCGCCGGAGCCTGCTTGAACGTAGGCAGACCCCATTTGTCGGTGAAATCGCGCAGTTCCCGAAGCGACAGTTCGTGAAGTTCAGCGAACGCCTTGTCTCCACCAGCCGACATCAAGGCGCCCGCGAAGGCCACCCGTGCAGGAGCGTCAGACGACAGCAGCATCTTCAACACGCTGGTTTCCATGCGCGAGTTTGAAGTCGCCTCACGGATATAGTCGTCGAACGCCTGAAGAGCTTCAGGATAGATCGGCTGGATCAGATCGAAGACCGCCTGCGCGAACACCCTGATCTCATACTGGGCGTGCGGATCGAGTCGCAGCTTCAGAAGGTGCATCATGTTGTGCAAATTCTGGGTCCAGTAGAGTTCGGTGTAGTTGCCCACCGGCAGAACCGAGCGGGCCATCTCCCGAGCGATGCCGCCGAACTCGTCATCGAACAGAGCATCGTCGGGGTCGTAGGGGTCGTAGATCAGGTCGGGGTTCTCCCGTCCTTCACCCAACAGAGCCTCATAGATGTCGTAGGAGTGCCGGTAAGCGGCATCCATCATCCAACGCACCCCAGTGGTGTTGGTGACGCCCAGCGTGCCCGCACGGCCCTGCTTGTTGTCCTTGCTCTGAGGTTGGATCACCTCCGGCTCGGGCAGGTAGAATTCGTCGGTCATCACCGAGTAGCGGCCCGAATATTCGTTCAGGCTGGCCGTCCGGTGGCGCACCCACTGGCGCATCACGAAGATCGGCATCTTGATATGAAGCTTGATCTGGCACATCTCGAAGGGCGAGGTGTGCTTGTGGCGCATCAGGTAGCGGATCAGGCCACGGTCTTCGAGGACCGTCTTGGTGCCATCGCCGTAGGAAACGCGGGCGGCCTGCACGATAGAGGCGTCGGTGCCCATGGTGTCCACGACACCAACGAAACCGTGGTCGAGGACCGTGACATATTTGGGGTCGGCGGCAACTTCAGCCTGCTTCGTCATAATGGATTTTCTCGAAAATGATTTGGATAACTAATAGAAATCAGAATGCACCACGGGGCCGGATTTTTCAATTTTCATGGACTTCACGATTTCACTTTTCGTCGGTGTGGCGGCTTGCATCCTCGTCATTTACGGACTGAGGAAGGCGCTCAAGGAATTTGACGAGGCGATCACCAAGCTCAAGCTCACGCGGTTTGCCGACGCGCTCTGGTGGCTATTCCCGTTCTTCTTCCTCTACGTCGTGATCGAACTCGTTCAGAAAATCGTTCAGTTCATCGACCCGTCGATCTCGTTCGATTGATGCCACTTCCACGCGCTCTCCACGATCTCGTGGATTGACGACTGCGTGGGCTCCCAACCGAGCACCGTTTTGGCCTTTGCGTTAGAGGCCACGAGCACCGGGGGATCACCTTCACGACGTGGTCCGTAGACCTTGTCGATGGTTCGGCCGGACACATCCTCAATGGCCGAGAGCACTTCAGCAACGGAGGTGCCGGATGCGGTGCCGAGGTTCAGCGCGTCCGTGGCGCCACCTTTCAACAAATATTCTGCCGAGAGCACATGCGCTCGGCCAATGTCCGAGACGTGGACGTAGTCTCGGATTGCAGTCCCGTCAGGAGTGTCAAAATCGTTGCCGAAAACCGTGAACGGCTTTCCTTGAAGCAATCGCTGCATGGCCAACGGGATCAAATGGGTCTCGGGTTCATGGCGCTCGCCAATGTCGCCAGCAGCGCCCGCCGCGTTGAAGAAGCGGAGGGACAGAGACGTGATCCCGTAGGCGCGGCCGTAGTCGGCCAGCATCCGTTCGACCGCCAGTTTCGTGGCGCCGTAGGGATTGATGGGATGCTGGGGATGATCTTCGGTGACCGGCTCGGTTCCGGCGACGCCGTATGTCGCGGCCGTGGACGAGAACACAATGTGCTTCGTGCCATGTTTGCGCATGGCGTCCAGCACGTTCATGGTGCCGGTGATGTTGTTGCGATAGTAGAGCGCCGGGTCGGATACCGATTCGCCGACGTATGTCATGGCGGCGAGATGCGCGACAACATCGGGTTGGACCACGGGAAACACCCAGTCGAGCGTGTTCATGTCGAGGATTGATCCCTCGATAAACCCACCCCACCGAACCGCGTCTTTCCATCCTCGACTCAGATCGTCGAGAGTGACGACTTCCCAGCCCTTATCGGAAAATTCTTTGCAGCAATGGCTCCCGATGTATCCCGCCCCGCCGATGACGAGAACTCGCACTTACGGGCAACCCTCTCCGTCCAGACCACAGGTCGGGAACTCTTCCCCGCTGGAATCTTCGCCAGTTTCGCGGTCGGGCTGCTCGACTCCGTCGATCACGTCCCATTCCACGTCGCCGTGGGTGCTGCCTTCTCCCTTGTCTGCCTGTCGCAGAAGGGATTCGCCCAGAGCTTTGGCAGCTTGCCGCGTCAGGGCATGAGTGGTCGTGTTGTTGCCACTGCGGATTTCGAGTTCAAGGCCGAACTGGCTGCCTCGAATTTGCACGGAAGTCGCCCACGGGGCGGCGCATCGTGCGTAGAACTGTTCGAGAATCTCAATCATTTTTCCCTCAATACATGTGCGGAAGGAAAGCAACGTCTTCGGGGACGGGAGGCGCATCGAGCTTCTTCGGCGGCTTTTCGTGTTCGATGTCATCGACACTGGCCATCTTCAGCATGGAGCAAAACCGCTCCCACTCCGACTGCAACATCGGGTTGGCGACGATGGCGGCCTGAAGCTGATAGTAGAACGAAGCCGCCTTCATATTTCGACGGTGGTCGCCTATATCGTTTTGATAGCGATCCTCGGACTCTCGCAAGTCTTTCCGAAGCTTCGTGATCTGATGCGCTTGCGCTTCGATCATCGCAGCTTGTTGATCCCAGCCAGACATGGTTTCCTATTCCAAGATATGGTAAACCATATCAAGTATTCGGATCAGTTGTCGCTATCTTTCGGCTCGTCGGGGTCGGAGTTGTCGGTGAAACCGCCGAAAGTAATGACCCCGTTGTCTTCGTCCTCTTGAACACGACGATTGATCTCGTCGTAGATTTCGTTGACGCCACGTTGGATCGCATAGCGAATTTTTTGGACATTGAGGATAACGCGAGCTTCGGCGAGCTTCTTGCGTTCCGGGCCGCGCATGACACGGGCCAGTTCGTCCCCACGGAGAATTCGTTCGTTGCCAGCGAAGTCAGTAACTTTCGCTAGAACGATGAATTCCAAGGGAACTTCATCGGGATCAATGTTCTGAATGATGTCGTCAAACAAATCAATAGGACTCATGGGAAAGTCTCCTTACTCATGGAATATTTATCCCATGGAAAGAGAACTCTCCGGCTTCCCGTTACCGAAGAGTTCCTGAATCACGCATACTGGCACAGTTCTCAAGAGCCGCCAGAATCACTGCTGCGGCCTTGACCATGTCTGCTTCGAAATCGGCAGCAATCGGCTTGGTGTGCTTCCTGCTGGAACCGCTCGTCAGGTAGGTCGCCGCGATGGCGATCCAGTCATTCGGGCTGTTCTGAACGTCCCATTCCGAGCCGGGGAGGTTGAAATGCCTCTCCCGCTCGACGATGATTCGGTCAACGATTTCTTGCCGACGTTGGGACACCTTAGCCCGTGGCCTTCTTCGCGCGCGACGGCGCGGCACGGCGCTTGGCCGGTGCAGCCTTAGCTTTGGCCTTCACTGCCTTGGCTTCGACTGCCACAGGAGCGGCGGCCTTCGCCGGGGGCGGAACGCGCTTCGGCTGCGGGCGCAGATGCGGGGCGTGCTGGTAGGCACGTTCACGCTTGGCGGCAGCGTCGTTTTCCAGCATTTGAGCTTCCATCAGCAGGCCGTTGGCGATGCCGATGTCGTTCTCGCTGGCTTGAGCGTTCTGGTTCGAGGTGTGCGGGTTGAACTTCGGCTGAGCGAAGGGATCAACCGGGTTCCGATGCTGGCCGACCGGAGACGACTTCGGTGCGGCGGGGGCCGGAGCCTTGGCGGCTTCGTTGATCTTGTCCACGGCATCGTATTCGTCCGGCAGAATGCGACCCATCGCTTGCAGGATTTGACGCAGAGCGAACGGACGGTTCGGCTCAGGGAACATGACGACGTTGTTCACCGGCACCGGGATCAGCAGGCCCGCGTTGTGCAGGGAAGTCAGAACCGTGTCGGTGGTGTCCGGCATCAGGCGCCGTGCGAGCACGTTGCCGAGATCGGGATCGCCTTGGCCTTCGGGGCTTTCGACGATGGACATGAGAGCCTGTTCCCAGCGCGGGGGCAGGTTGTCCGTGGAGACCACGAGTGCGTGGTCCTCACGGTCGGGGATTTGCATGAACACGACAACGATACGTTGGTCGGTGTTCGAGATGCGTGCGAGGTGTCTTTTCATTTGGTCTCCCAGAGGGGTGAATGGCCTTATTCGGCCGCTGCTGCTTCTTCGGCCGGAGCTTCGATAGCAGCGGGCACATCTTCAGCCGGGGCCGGATTGGCTTCGGCGAAGGCCACGAACGCCGCGATCTTGCCGCGCACCGTGCGAACCTGTTCGATGGTGTTCCAGCCCTTGAAGGCGCCCTGCTCGCACGCGAAGTCGATGATCTTCAGGGCGTTTTGAATGTCCTGAAGGCCCAACGAGGGTTCTTCGGTCGTTTCGGTGGCAGTAGTCATTTAGAAAAATCTCCTAAAAGGATGTGTTACTGTTCAACCTATATGGTTTACGAACAGCAAGTCAAAATTAATCAACAGCAACAACGGCAGAAATACTTGCCGTCATTTAACGCATTTCACGTAAATCCATTGATTGTGGTCGTCGCTCCACGAACCGGTGATCGTGGTCTGAATATCCTTGAAGCCGATCTCGGTGAGATCATTGACCAGTTGTTCCGGCGCCGTGACCCTGACATCGTGGGCTGAATTGGTGGACAGTGCGTCGTAGACGTTGTCGTAATACTCAGCGGCGTTCCGGTGACCGTCTCCAAAACCCATTTGGAAAGACAGGATGCCGCCTTCCTTCATGACTCGATACATGTCGGTCATGATGCTCTTCCTGATAGAGTGACAAGGAATGTGCTGAAGAACGACCGTGGACATGATGAAATCATACTTGTCCGATTCGAGCGGACTCAGTGAATTTGCTTCGTTGGTGAAGAAATCGCTGTTCGCGAACCCCTTATCCACCATCAATTCTTTGCAGGCGATGATGTTGTTGGAACTCACGTCGCAACCGTGAGCTTCCTTCACCTTGAAAGTGTTCAAAATGTTCAGGACATTTCGGCCGCAGCCGCAGCCAAAGTCTAGCGTGTTTTTTTCCGACCAGTCGCCGACCTTCAACGGCCCGAGCAGGATGCTCCAATATTCCGGGTTGGCGTTGTGAACCGCATGGCCACCTTCGCCGGTCGCTTTCATTCTCGGTGTTTCGTTCTCGAAGAACGTCTTGAGCATCGAGATATAGTCTTGTTCGGTGGCCACTTTGCATGTTCTCCCAAAGGATTATGGATGGGTATTTATGCTTGTGAACTGGCCACAAAAAAGAAACGGCTTGAGAGTTTCCCCTCAAGCCGCCGCTAGTTGTTCGAATGTCACCGACGCGTTTTTGGACTTGCCGCGCCTCTTGGGCTTGATGAGGATGTTTTCCTCGGGCCACTGAAGGTGCTCCACCCACGAGTGGTGGGGGACGGCAAGCGGGAACTCGCGGCGCCGCGCGACCATCTCGTAATAGGACGGCCGGTGCGGCTTGATCTTGGGCTGGATACGGAAGTCGCAGCCCTTTTTGTTGTTGCAGTCGTAGCAGGCCGAAGTGAGGTTCTCCCACGTCGAACGGCCGCCGAAGGTTCTCGGCGTGACGTGGTCGAGGTTCAGATCGTCCTCATGGAACTGCCCCTGACAGTAGGCGCACCGGTAGCGGTCCCGCAGCTTGATGTTGTCCGGGCTAAGCTGGACACCAAGCGTCGGGCGGATATAGCGCGTCGTCATCACGACGGACGGGACGTGCATTTCCATGCTCGGGCTGTGGACCACCCAGTCTTCGTAGGAGGCCAGCACGTTGACCGATTGCAGCCAGATGGCCTTAACCGCGTCTTGCCAGATCAGAGAGGAAACGGGAAGGACGCTCACAGGCAGTCCATCGGCGTTGAGAACCAGCGTATCACCAACCATTTTCTCTCTCCTTTCTCAGTGTCTTCTTGGGGATATTTATGCCCCGAAGAACCACTGGTCTAAGGAGCTAGTGCTTGGTGAAGTTCTCCATTTTGAGACCTTCCGGGGTGAATCGCAGATCGACGGATGACAGGTATCCGCCCTTTCCACTTCCCGTATCGAGGAAGACGGCTCGGCCGCCATTCTCGTTTGTTTGGGTAATGGGGGACACATACGAGCGTGCGTCATGGCCCACGAACACGGTTGTGTCCGATGGCACTGCTTCAACCCAGTTATAGGTCCGGCGCGGACGATCCTGCGCCGTGAAACGAGTGGGCGAAGGTTCGAACTCACCGAACAAGGAAAAGTTTTCCATGCTCTTGTGGTCCTGTGCCCCGGTCCACCACGAAGGGTGAACGGCGGCATGTGTGAATACGTAGTTATCCAAAGTGAGCGTCAGCGAGGAACGGGCCACCAGTCCGCGAAAGCGGGACATCCAACGCTCTCGGCGCGGGTTGCCCAAATTGCTCAGCGCATTCGTGGTGACCTTATTGCCGTCACTCAACTTCATCATATGCCTGCCGCGATCCGATTGGTCAATCCATCTCACGATTTTTCTCTCGTGATTGCCAACAATCAGTTCGCCGTTGCCGCGCATTACTGTCCGATAAACCTCGTCAGCGCACTCAAGCGTGCCGGGTCCATAGTCAACAATGTCCCCCAGAAACACAATAAAGTGCCTACGGAGGCGAGCCCAGTCGATGGCAGCCAGAAGTGCGTGATGCATTCCATGGATATCACCGATCACCGTGATACCACTGAATTTCTCTTTCAGTGTATCAAGGGACTGCGACGACAACTTACGCACGGGATCGAGATCACATGTGCGTAGGTCGATTACTTCAGCCACGCCGTCACCCCGAAGGATATCGCGCTCGGCCGAGAGGAAACGTTGCCGAAGAGATTCTTCAGCATTCGGATTGTCGCAAACCAAATAGAAGACCGGCACGCCGAGTTCGAGGCCGATGTTGGCGAGCGCCATACGACCGTCGCGACGAAGGTTCGCCGCGTTGACGATCACGCGTTCGCCGAGCTTCAGTTTAGTTTCAGTCCGCCTATGGATTTCGGAGAACACAACACCGTCGATATCTCGACGATTGGCGTCTCCCCCTAGTTCATATCGAACCGCATCTGCACTAATAATGTCGTAGGCCGGGAAGGTCTCCGACAACATCTTTTCATTCACGGAAGGTGTAGGGCCAACCGTGATGACTAGACAGTGCAGGGGAACAAGTTTCTTCATGATTGCACTGTATTATACTCGAATCTGGTTGTCTATTTACCAAGCTTTCATCTCGTAAACGAATATGCTATGCTGGTGGCATGAAAGAAAAAGCGATCTATCTCGATCTGGACGGCGTCATGGCCGACTACGACGCCGGGTTCCGGCGCGATCACCCGACCTTCCCGCACGATCCTTCGTTGAACCGTTCGTCGCATTTGCTGCCGGGCTCGGGCTCTGCGAAGAAGCGCGCGGCCTACGAACTGGTGAAGGGCACGACCTTCTACGCTGACCTACCGATGATGCCCGGCGCCGCGAAGCTCTACAATTTCGTGCGCGAAGCTCGCCCGATCATCCTCACGGCCGCCCCGAAATACGGCGCCACCGAGGAAGACTTCCATCTCAACCCTCACTGGTTGGGGGCAGCCTTCCACAAGCGCAACTGGGTCGAGTGCGTGTTGCTTCCGACAGCCGCCTATGAGCGGTCTCCGCTTTGGAAGAAAGCCCTGACCAGCATCGTCTACGATCAGGCGTCCACGCCCCGCCCGCGTATCCGTATCGCGGATGAACGGTTCATCTGCACGACCAGTTCTCGGAAGCATCAATTCATGCATCGGAAAAAGTCGGAGCACCAAATTTTGGTTGACGACAGGCCCGACAACATCGAAGCTTGGAGAAATGCTGGTGGGATCGGAATCCTTCACACCAGTGCCGAAGATTCCATTCAGCAACTCAAGGCTCTGTGAACCATGGAACTGAACGCTACCACCCAAGCTAACGCCAAGGCGTTTGCCGTCCAGCTTCGCTCCATCCGAGACAAGATCGTGGCAGACGAGTTCGCCATCGACAACTCCGGTGATTCGCTGCGGGCCATCGTGGGCATGGTCGTTCAGTCCCTCGGGTCCGATGTCTACGAAGGCGCGCGGGCCAAGGTTGATGCCGCCAGCGGCGAGAAGGGCAAGATCGTGGTTCTGTTGGATCGCGTGCTCGACCACATCGACCAACTCAACGCCATGAACGATCAAACGCTGAGCCTCGCCCAACAGTTGGGCGTCAGCGGCATCAAGTGGGTCTAAAACCACTCGAATATTGTTGACCAGACTCGAAAGCGTGAGAAACTTCCTCATCAACTGCTGAGGGAGTTCTCATGTCGCGCGAACAAATCATCGCTCAAACGATCCTCGAACAACTCGGCGGCAACCGTTTCATCGTGATGACCGGCGCGAAGAACTTCCTTCGCGACGACCGCGACGGCCTCGTTTCCCTGTCGTTCAACATCGGGCGCAACAGCAGCCGCGCCAACAAGGTCAAGATCACGCTGGAAACCAGCGACACCTACACCGTTCGGTTCTCGCGCTTCAGCCGCAAGGGCATGTCCTACGAGGACAAGGAACTGCTGCTGGTGACCGATGTCTACGCCGACACGCTGCGCGAGGTGTTCACCGACTTCACCGGCCTCTACACCAGCCTGCGGGGCTAAAATGTTTCTGGCCGCCCTAGCTCTCTCAGCCTCGATCTGCGCCTCGGCGCGCGAAACGGACCAGTTCCTTCGGGAGACTGCCGTGACGCAGCGTGAGACGTTGCGCCTCACTCACGAAACGCAGGCGATCTTGGAAGCCGACGAGAGCGCCAAGGACCCTCGAATGGCTCCCCTGCTCCAACAGGCGCGGGTGGACATCGCCGAAGCGGACAAGGCCGTGGCCGACGTTGAAAAGGCCGCCCACGCCGCGCACAAGCAATTTGTCATCGACTGTGGAGGTAAGTGATGCTGCAAGCCGAGTTCACCACCAATCGCGATGGCGACGAGTTTTTCCACGTCGGCGGGCGCGTCAAGGATGCGGTCAACCGCTGCGAGGGAGAGATCGTGGGCATCGCCAGTGAGGGCGTCGTCTGTGTCAGGCCCGATGACGGCGACCCCGACTACGACGTGACGGTCAACTACCTCTTCGCGCTCTGATGGACGCCAGTCTCCCAAAGGAAAAAGACATCGCGCCGGATTTCTGGACGCTGAACGACGAGTCGCGCGCCGCGCTCCGCTCGGCGAATGATCTGCAATGGATCATGACTTCGGTGTCGAGAGACCTGCGGGTGAACTGTGGGATCGGCCGGAGCGACCAGTGGAACGGCCTGACGTGGTCGAACACCATCCTTCACGGTGACGCGGAGGAATTCACCAGTGGGTGGACCTTCGGCCTGCATTGTAGGGTGAAACCCCCGAACAGCCCCGGCGTCATCCGTGACCGGCTCTTGCTGAGTCGGATTCACGTCAGCGGCAGCGACCACCGCATCTCTTTCGACAACGGAGGCCGGAACATCGTCCTGCGATGCTACATGCTCGCGGACGAGTTCCCCACGCTCATGCTCTGGCGCAAGAGCCACGGTATGGATCAGGCCCCCGGTCCCACACCGAGCCGGGTGCCCAAATCCGTTGCCAGCCGGGTCTAACTCACCAAGCGGCTCGGACCATCTCCCTCGTCGCCGTGGGGATTTCCGAGAAGTAGGGCTGCACGCCCCGTTCCGTCGCCAGCTTGGCCAGCTTGTTGCCGTTCAGGTGATGGAGAAGAGCGCGCTGGGTGTAATACCAGACCACCGATTGCTCTGGTCGCCGCAGGCGGTCGTAGTTCATCGCGATCAGCTTGTTGCGGAAAATCAGCCGGGGATCGCCGTCCGCGAGATTGGCGCCGCTGGCGACGCCATGGACGAAGTCAGCCACTTGCTCCCCGGCATCACCCTCACCGAACCGAGAGGCGATGACGCAGCAAGCCACCGCAACGGAACGGCCAAGGTTGAACAGACACCCGAAGCTCGTGGCGTATTTCTCGATCTCGGGGTGACGTTCGACGGCTTCTTCGATCTGCTGCGGCGAACAGGGGCGATTGATCGAGGCCCCGTCCTTGTAGTTGAGCATCATGCGGGTCATGGCCGCGACGTGGTTGAAATTGGTCACGCCGTTCATCGCGAGCACATCGCCAGCCGTGCGGTTGATCCCGGCATCCATCGTAGCGAAGGCAGCCTCATCAACCCCTTCGGTCAACATCATGTAGGCGGGGGTGTTCGAGCGGATCACCGCGTGCAAGCGGTGCTGGCCGTTCATCAGGTTGCCTTTGTCGGACAGGATGATCGGTTCGCCGTTGAGCTTCCAGCGGCCTTCGACCATGTCAAGGGCGTAGCGCTCTATGCGAGAGGGGCGAAGGTGGCGATTGCGCGTGTTTCGGCCCAAAAGTTGCTGAGCCATTTCGGGTGTTATCAAAACGGGACGCGAGGTGACTTCGGGCGGCTCAGCCACTATGGGCTGGGGGACGAACTCCAAAACTGGGGCGCTCTTGGGCGCGCGGGTAGGGGGTTTGGGCTTAACGCTCGTGCGAGTCATCGAACTTTCCTGTTGCGTTTCAACGGGGTGAGAATCCCACTCGCAAATTGAGCGAGGGTCGTCAATGCTGCTAGAGGGGAAACTCCATGATTAACGCTGAAGCCGTCAGAGCTTTGATGGGTGAGGTGCTCAGTGAGCATGGTGCGCTCGTTCAGGGCTTCGTCCATACATATGGCATCGACGTTGCCAAATTGGAACGGGACCGCGACCTCGTGCGCAGTTGGATCACCGAGCTTCCGGCCGAGTTTCTCGAAGAGGTTGGCGGCGGGTGGTCGGCCTTGAACCTGTGCCAAACCAACACGGGTGAGGCGTGGACCGGGGCGCAGATGACCACCGAGTCGCTGTTCGTGCTGGCGGCCGGGCTGGGGCTCGCCAAGCACCTTCTGCCGAAGGAGATGTGGGGTTCGCTGCCGGGCGGGATGCCCTACGTAGTTTTCACGCTTCGCGAGAAGCTTGGCGCCTAACCGAGGAAGTCAAGGGGATCGAACAGTTTGATCCCATATTTCGCGCAGCCCTGCTGGACGTGATCGACCTTGTCGTCCACGAGCACGGGTAGGCTGTTGTTGGCGCAGACCATGCCCTTCCACTCGTTGTAGTAGACCTCTGCCGGGCGTTGGGGACCTTTGAGGGTGCCCATCTCCCGAGCCTGTTCACAGCGTGTGAAGGCCACCCAAGCGTCTTCTTCGATGTGGAGGAAGTCGGCGAAGTTCGCCTGCGTCAGCCCTACCGGGTAGCGGGCCAGATCGCTCCACACCCGGTTCACTAGACCATGGGTGCGGAAGGTCACGATGACGTGGCGGATTTGGGGGTTCGCGGCAATGAACTGTTGAAGGACCAGCGAGGCAGGCGAATCCACGAGAGTGAGATCGAAATCCCAGCCGATGGCCGGGAAGCTTTGCAGTTCTTTCAGACGGGGATTGCCCTGAAGTTCGGTCGCGCGCATCCCCTATTTAACGTCAGTCGAGGTTGGGCAGGTTCAGCTTCAGAACGCGGACGTGCTCCATCACTTCATCCATGCTCTTCTGCATCCCCTTGAGGACGCTTTCGAGGGTGAGCAGTTCGAACTTGAGCAGTTCGTTGACCCCGCGCACGGTCGCGCGGTCGGTCTTCAGGTCAGCGATCTCCTGATCCTTCTCGGCCATTGCCGCCTCATGCTTGCGCTGAAGGCGGGTGAGCGGCGTGTCAATCCTGTCGGTCATAACCGTCTCGGCCCCAAAACATCATGAAAAGCGTGGCGTCCCGTTGATCTTCGACGAAGAAGGTAGCCCCGCCGCCGTATTTTCTAGCCGCCGAGCCGGGAAGATGTTCGCTCCCCCGGAGGTAGGTATCGTGATAGCAACCCTCGTCCAACTTGTAGTCGAACCTACTAATCATATGGAGGTGCGGGACGCGGAAATTGTCCCAGCACCACTCATACATCTCACAATAGTCTTCACCGAGCATACGATCCTTGGTTCGGATCGCAAACCATCCACGCTTCGCGGCATAGGCGGCGCGGACTTCGTCGTTGTCTCTATAGAGACTCACGCGGCCTCGACGACCTTGGCGCGCGGGCGGCGACCACGACGCTTCCCTTGGTCGATCTTGCCGCCACTGGCGTTGATGCCGTAGATGCTGCCGAGCCGGTCGATGGGCATCCCATCCACGGCCACCACGTCGGGCGACTTCACGGTGCGCTTGTGGCCGTCCACGGTGCTGACAGTCTCGAAGATGACGGTTTCGCCGAGCACCTTCACTGCCTGCACGAAGAAGGTGCCACGGGTGCGGGCGATGGGACGCCCCGAAATATCCACACCCATGTAGTAGGCATCGAGTTCGGTGTTCTGGCGGATGACTTGAGCTTCGATGAGCTTGCGAACGAGGGAAATGTTCATTGTGAAATGTCTTTCTTCAAAAGTGCTTCTGTCTGGCTCCCAAAATGTTCGTAGAGAGCCAGCTTGACGTAAAAAATGTCGTTTTCGTTCTTCAGGTAGAGACGGCGCCGTCTTCCGGCGGCGCTGTAGAGGTAGCGCTTGGAATTCTTCTTGTTGTGGAAGAGTTCGAGCACTCGCTCGTCGAGGCGAACTTCTGCCTCCTTGCCGCGCTGCTCCTTAAATTCGATGCAGAAGCGGTATTTGTTCCAGAACAGTCGCTCCTTGAGGACCAGCTTCCGGTCTTGGGCGAGGGCCGCGATCTGGGCCTCGGTTTCCGGCCGGAACACCTTGGTGATGTGTTTGCGGTTCCGGGTGATGAAGTGCTTGGCGTCCGTAGCGTCTTTGAAAAAGAAGCTGAAGGTGTGGCCGCCATTGTTCATCGAGCGCCACAGCGAAGTGTCTTTGGGGCAGTGGCGCATTCGCGCGTAGTAGAATTTCTTGCGCTCTTTGCGATGTTCGAGCCACGCTTCATAGATGGCCTTATCGCGAGCGGACTGGCCGCCCCAGCTTGTTTCCTTCGGCCTCGGGAGGTTCTCAAACACGAGCACCTTGTAGGGAAACTCGTTCCAAAAAATTCGCGCGATAGGCTGGTAACAAATGCTGGAATGTTCGTCGAAGTCGCCAATAAGGCTAGTCATATCAATCTCTTGAATGAATACTCAGATCATGGTTAACGCCACGATCCTTGAAAAAAGCACCGAAAATTGGTGCCCTAGATCATCCCCGAGGCCAAAATAGACCTCGGGGATTAGTTAACCAGAAACGTCAGCCGGTGACCACAATATTTTCGTCAACGACATCGACCTTGGCCACGCCACCCTTCGAAAGGGTGCCGGTGACCATCAGCCGCGACAGAGGCTTCTTGATGTTGTCGTTGATGACCCGCTTCAGCGGCCGGGCTCCCATATCCTCGTCGAAGCCGTTCTTCGCCAGCCATTCGCGGGCCGGGTCGCTCAGTTCGACGGTGACGTTGCGGTGGCTCGCCATCTCCGAAAGCTGGGTGATGAACTTGTCCACGATGACGCGGATGTGCTCGGGCTTCAGGCGGTCGAACTTCACGATGGCGTCGAGGCGGTTGCGGAATTCCGGCGAGAACATCCGCTTGATGACCGGTTCGTCGGCGTCATTGCTCTTCTGGGAACCGAAGCCGATCTTGTTCTTGCCCAGTTCGGCCGCACCGGCATTCGAAGTCATGATGAGGATGATGTTGCGGAAATCGACCCGCTTGCCGCTGGCCGAAGTCAGCGCGCCGTCGTCCATCACTTGAAGCAGGACGTTGAACACGTCCGGGTGGGCCTTCTCGATCTCGTCCAGCAGCAGCACCGCGTGCGGGTGCGTGTCCACTTCGTTGGTCAGCTTGCCACCACCAGAGTCACCTTCACCGTATCCAACATAGCCGGGAGGGGCGCCGATCAGCTTGGCGACAGAGTGCTTCTCCATGTATTCCGACATGTCATACTTCAGCAGCGGGATACCGAGCGTCTTGGCCAGCGTCCGAGCGGCTTCCGTCTTGCCGACACCCGTGGGGCCGGTGAACAGATAGGAGCCCGCCGGGAGGTTGGTCTCGCGCAGACCGGCGCGCTGGACAAACACGGCGTCAGTCAACGCCAACAAAGCCGCATCTTGGCCGATGACGTTGAGGCGCAGGTCCGTTTCGAGGCGGCTCAACTTTTCGTTTTCATCTTCACCGACTTCACGAGCCGGAATGTGGGCGACCTTTGCCACTTCGACTTCGATCTCCGTCAGGCCGATCTCGGTCTTGCGTTGATCCGCCGGAAGGATGCGTTGCCGGGCGCCAGCATTGTCGATCACGTCAATCGCCTTGTCGGGCAGTTGCGAGTTCGTGACGTAGCGATTCGTCAGGTCCACGGCCGCGTCGAGCGCTTCGTCGGTGTAGGTGATTCCGTGGAACGTTTCATAGTTGGTCTTCAGGCCGCGCAGGATGAGCTTGGCGTCTTCGACCGACGGTTCCGCGATTTCCACCTTCTTGAAGCGACGCTTCAGCGCGCCGTCCTTCTCGAAGTGCTTGCGGTATTCCTCCTGCGTGGTCGAGCCCATGCAGCGCAGGGTGCCCTTCGCCAGCGCAGGCTTCAGCAGGTTGGCCACGTCCAGCGAACCTTGGCTGCCCGAACCGGCGCCCATCACCGTGTGGATTTCGTCGATGAACAGGATCGCGCCGGGGATCATCTCCACGGCCTTGATGACTTGCTTCATCCGCTCTTCGAAATCACCCCGGAAGCGGGTGCCCGCCACGAGACTGCCGATGTCGAGGGAGAACACGGTCGAGTTCTCGATGACTTCCGGCACTTCCTTGCGGACGATCTTCAGGGCCAGACCTTCGGCCAGAGCCGTCTTGCCGACGCCGGGTTCGCCGACCAGCACCACGTTGTTCTTGGTCCGGCGAGCGACGATCTGGATGATCGCCATGATCTCGTCGGTGCGGCCGATCAGCGGGTCGATCTTCGACTCGGCGGCCTGCTTGTTCAGGTTGATCGCATACTGTTCGAGGAAGGCTTCCGCCTCTTCCCGATTGGACATCTGGGTTTGCTGGGTCGGACCCTCAGCCCCAGCGTGCTCGCGCCGGTCGCCGCGCTTCGTGCCATGGGACAGTTGCTTCTTCACGGCGAGCGGAGTGACGCCCATCTTCAGCAGCAGAGTGACGGCGAAGCTGTCCTCGTGCGGCATTTCCAGAAGGTGCAGGAACAAATCGGTCGGGGTGGCCTTGCCACGACCACTCATCGCGGCGTAGCCGACGGCCTTGGTGACGATCTCGTCAAGGCTGGCGGTCGGGCGGGGCTGCGTGAAGGTGACCGGGATCGCGTCCGAGACGAGGTAGACATTCACCTCTTCGAGGACTTCGGAAGCGCTGGCGTTGATCGCCGAAAGGGTCTGGATGATTTCCGCGCGCTCAAGCAGCGCTGCCAGAAGGTGTTCCATCGTCACATACTCGTGGCCCTTGGAGCCCGCCACGGTTTGCGCCCGATAGATCGTCTCAATGGTATTTTCATCGGGGCCGATGTGCTTGGTCATAAAAATTACCTCTTTTTCAAATACTTGAGACGGCGGCCTTGCGCCGTCTTTAGAGACATCGGTCCAACCAAATCCACGAAACGGACCCCGTTGAGGTGGTCGGTCTCATGAAGGTAGCAGCGTGCCTCCATATTATCAAACTTTTCGTTTACGAGATTCCCCGCCAAATTCGTGAACCGAGCCTCGACGAACAAGGGTCTCTTCACGGCCAGCCAAAGATGGGGGAAACTGAGGCATCCTTCGACGCCTTTTTCCGTCTCTGTGGAGATCGAAATCACTTCTGGATTGAAACACGGCTGAGCCACACCATTGATAAGCATGACAAAAAGCCGCAGGGACAGCCCGACTTGCGGGGCGGCAAGGCCGACGCCCTGAAACTCGTGCATCGTCTCGATCATGTCGGCCACCAAAGTGGCTGGATCGGACGGTGGGTTTTGAAAATCAAACGGGACGGCGACTTGCTTCAAAATCGGGTCGTTCTCGTCAACCAACTTCAGAAGCATATCACCCTTTCAGCCCAACCGGGTTGTCCACCATGATCGCGCTGACGATGCCCACGGCACGGTCGCGGAGATCGTTGCACTGCTGGACGTTGCCGGTCGTCACGGCCCGGCGAAGAACCTGCCGAACGAGATAGGTCTCATCGAAGAGCTTGCTTCGAATGATCGAGGATTCTTGGAAGGTGAGCACGCCGCCACGGGACTGCTCATGCTGGGTCACATACCACGAGGCCCGGCCGATAGCCCGGCCCACAGCCTTGTCGGCTGCGTCACAGGCGGTTTGATCCGCTGCTCTGACCGGGCGGCGCTGCTCCGGCGGAAGATGGTTGTCGGTGTAGACGGTGGTCGGTGTGGAGAAACAGGCCGCATACTCGGCGCAGCGATGATCCAGAACATCATCAAGCGAGCGCGATTGTGCTGAGGCGGTCGTCGCCGTCAGGGCCAACACTCCCGTAAGGATCACCTTCCCGATCACGCTGCCTCCTTGTCGCAATTTCGTATACCAAAAGATAATACAAAATCTCAGTTTGACAAGGACTTAATTTCGCGGAGAAGCTCCATTTGCCGATCTGTCAAGCCTGTATTTGTCTTGATGTTGATCGTGACAACATGGTCGCCACGAGCGTCGCTGCCGATGATCGGCATCCCGCGTCCCGAGATGCGCATCTGGTGGCCGTTTTGGATACCGGGGTTGGCTTCCATCTCGATGGTGTCCCCGTCGATGGTCTGCACCTTGATCTTGGCGCCAAGGATGGCGTCGATGGCATCCACATCAACCGTGGAAAACAGGAATTTGCCGTCGCGGCCGAACGGTAGGTCGGGGCGGATCATGATAGTCACGTAGAGATCGCCCGGCGGATTTTCCGGGTGGACGTTCTCTCCGGCGCCCTGAACGCGAATGCGTGTGCCATTGTCCACGCCCGGCGGGACCTTCAGGCGGATTTCTTTTTCTTCGAGCTTGAGGCTCACCTCACACCCACGGAAGGCTTCCATCATGCCGATGGCGCATTGCGCGGTGTAGTGGCGGTTCCGAACTGTTTGAGCCCGGTGCATCTCCCGCAGGATTTCTTCCATGTTGGGAGGCATACCCGGCCCGCCCCAACTGAACTCGAAGCCGCCGGGGTGCATCTGTGCGCCGCCCGGCCGGAACCCTTGGAAACGAGGACCCGGATTGTTGAGCGCGGCGCGCTTATCGGCTGTCTTCACCGATTCGTAAGCGGAATTGATCTCTTTGAAACGAGCCTCAGCCGAAGCGTCACCCGGATTCGCATCCGGGTGATGCTGCTTCGCCAAATTTCGGAAAGCAGCTTTGACCTGCTCATCGGTCGCATCCCTCGACACACCGAGAACAGAAAAAGGATCACTCATTTGTGGGTAGCCGCTGCCTCGTTCGCAAGCCGACTGGGATCGTTCACCACCCCTGCTAGGAAGTTGATGATCGCGGATTGCTGCTTGATGTAAGTTTTAACATCAACCAGATTGTCGTTCAACTTCTTAAAGTTGTCTTCGTCGAGGGTGAACAGGGTCACCGTTCCGCCATTTGCTTGAAGCTGGGCGCCGAGAGCTTTGAGTTCATCGGCGTTGTAGACCTTCCAGTGAATGGGCTGCGGATTGACCGGATCAGCCTTCGGAATATCGACGTGAGGAACCAACGTGACGGGCTGAACGACCGTCTTCGTGGTGTGAGCGCAAGCTGCAAGACTTGTGGCGAGCGCGGCGATCATCAAAAAACGAGGCATTCTCATTTGGTGATATCCTTGATGTCAGAGAAAATGCCGTTGGTCGTGTCGTTGGCCCATTTCTCGACTGCATCGGGATGGGCGACAGCGATGGTCTCGGCGTCATAGTTGTCGATGGTGTGGTGCTGGACCACGGCATCCTGTCGGATGTCCGCGATCTGCTTGTTCGTCACGGCCTCGGCGGCGGCGACACGCGCAGCTTCTTCTTCGGCTGCCTTCTTGGCAGCAGCGACCGTGTCGGCTTGCGCCTCTGCCATGCCGGAGGCGTGCGCATCGGAAATTTCCTTGGCGATGTGGGCCTCATAGGCTTGATAAGCCTTGTAGGCGCCGAAGATCAGACCCATGACGGCCATTCCGATGGCGATCTTGAGCCCCCATTTTTTAAGTCCGCTGAACATGGTGAACCTCCACGAGTGTCCCCTATTTAGTCGGTGTTTATCGTTGACCAAAGAGACTTCTGGGGTAGCATGAAAATGTCTTTCGTTTTCAAGAGGGAGGCCCGAATTGCTCGCAGTCGTGATTATAGCCGCCCTTTTGGCCCTCGTTCCGCGCATGGTGTGGAAGGTGATCGGTTACACCCTACTGGGTGCTTTCATCATCGCATGGATAGCCGAGCCGCCCACAGCGGCCGAGCGCTATGGGCATGTGGTGCTCCATAAGGTGGATGATCGCCAGATCGCGACACACCTGAACATGGACACGAACGGGACTCACACGGTCACGGTGACGAACAACAGCGATCTGCTGATCCAAAATATTCTCATGAATTGCACGGATGGTGGACGGGATTATCAAATCCGTCTGAACGTCATGGTCTATCCGCATTCTTCCGAGTCCGACTCGGTCTACGACTATCGTGGTGGTGAAACAGCGCAATGCGTCATCGCTGACTGGGACAATTACCGAGCGAGTCCGAAGGCGAACTAGCGTCCGCCTTCGGGGATCAGTGAGTCTTTGTGCTCTCTGCGTTCGCAGTCGTCTCACTGATCCATATTTCAGAGAGCCGATGAGAAGAATGAACGTTATATCCTAGATTTTATGTTGCCTTTCTCTCCCCTGCACAGCCCCAAAGGGGCGGCAAAAGAGAGAATTGTCGGCTACATCCTGAGTTTCGTAGCTGCTCAACCCGTGGTTTCCGACCTCTCGGAAGCTGGCGGTTCCCCGATACCAGCTATGGCCACGCAATCTCGATCTGACACACCGGAGTGTCGGGCTAGGGGCCTGTCGAAGGATGTGGCAAACAGCCTTTTGCATCCCGCCGACGCCTTGCGCCCTCGGTTGTCACTAATGATCTGAACGGTTTTGTATCCCACATGCCCGCCGGTTGAGAAACGGTCATGCGCGGGGAGGCGCCAAATTGCTCAAGGCACACTTCCCCTCTTTTCATAATTGCGATTTCGTGAACCAATGGGTCCACCGAGCTTGCCCACCCAGTGACGTTCGCAAACATGGAGTTGCACCATGCCGGACATCAGTGTTGGTCTCGTTTCGGCGCGCTGCCGACGAACCGGTCTCTATAACCGGTCGGTCTTGATGGGTGGGGAGAACCCGAGTAGATGGTCCCCTGCGCAATATGTGTTTCGCCCCGGTAAGGGCGAGCTAGTGATCGGACTGTAGAATCGAGTCGAATGATGAGTCAAAATGAATCATGGAGGAAGGTTCTAGTTAACCATAGGCCGCCGGATACTGAACCGGGAGCCGAGCACCGGTATTTCAAAGACTACATGGGCAAATTTCGCCTTAGAGACATGTATATGGCGTCATATGCTCTAGTGGCCCGGACCAATTTTCGACACGATCCGCCCTACCGCTACGCCTTCCTGAAAAATCGAGCGGGCTACAGTCCCGAAGCCATTTTGGAGTATGGGCCGAACTGTCCCGAGATGGGCGTTCTGATGCTCATCGTGC